GCCGGGTTTTTTTCTGGTCGGGTATCGGTGGCCAGGCCGGCCACCTGGTCGAGCTCCTGGTCACCGCCTGGTCGAGCTCCTGGTCACCGCCTGGTCGAGCTCCTGGTCACCACCTGGTCGAGCTCCGGCCGCTTACCTGGTCGAAACCCGCCAGGCCGCCGGCCGGCCATGCCTGCCCCCTGGTCAATCGACCAGGCGCCGCCGGCCGTGCCCGCGGTATCGTGGCCCGCGGGCCGTGTTTGCATGTACATGCAAACCGGCCAGGATAGCCCCGGCCTATGGCCCGCCGGCCTGGTGGCCACCGCCAGGCGCCCGAGCTGGCCAGCTCCGGCCCCGTTTCCCGGCCCGCCGGCCTGGCGCCGATAGCCCTGGCCTATGGCCCGACCTGGTGGCCCGCCGGCCTGGTGCGGTGGCCCGTGTTTGTGTATGCATGTCCTGGTGGCCCGTGTTTGTGAACCAGGACACAAACACCGCCGACCTGGTGCGGTGGCCCGCGGGCCGCGTACCTGGTGGCCTGGTGCCCGACCTGGTGGCCGCCGACCAGGCGCCCGACCTGGTGGCCGCCGACCTGGTGCTGGTGGCCGCCGACCAGGTGGCCCGGGCCGCGGCCCGCGGGCCCTGGCGCCGAAGTAGGCGCCAGCTCACATGCCCCGTATCCCCGGGGCCCAAAAAAACGGGCCGGGTGCAAGCTGCGCAGGCTTTAGCCCGATTTCACACGCTAGGTTTCACGTGAAACAGTTTTGGCCCCCATTTTGAAAAAGGGCCCCCTTTGTCAACCAACTCAACTCGTGTCAAAATATTTGCAAATCCAAAACGAAACGGACCCTTGAATGATCCCTGACGAAATTGAATCGGAACGGCTCAAGCTGGAGTACCGGCTCGCGCAGCTTGAAACTCAAGACAAAGCGCGTGCTCACTTCATCGATTTCGTGCGCTACGTCTGGCCGGAGGCAATCCTTGGCGAGCACCATCAGAAGATGGCCAACGCCTTTGACCGCATTGCCAACGGCACTTTGAAGCGCCTGATCATCAACATGCCCCCGCGGCACACGAAGTCTGAATTTGCGTCCTATCTCCTGCCCGCCTACCTCATGGGAAGAGAGCCGCGGACCAAGGCCATTGAAGCGACCCACAACAGCGAGCTCGCCGTCCGCTTTGGCAGGAAGGTCCGTGACCTGATGGACATGGACACCTACAAGGAAATCTTCCCCAATGTTGCGCTCAAGCAGGACTCCAAGGCTGCTGGCCGGTGGGACACGAACAAAGGCGGGGAGTACTTTGCCGTTGGCGTGGGCGGTGCCATGACTGGCCGTGGCGCTGACGTTCTGATCATTGACGACCCGCACTCGGAGCAGGACGCGATGAGCGACCTTGCTTTGGACAATGCCTGGGACTGGTACATCTCTGGCCCGAGGACTCGTCTGCAGCCAGGCGGCGCGATCGTGATCGTGATGACGCGCTGGGGCACGAAGGACCTGACGGCGAGGCTGCTCAAGGCGCAGAGATCGCGCAACGCGGACCAGTGGGAGGTCATTGAGTTTCCGGCCATCTTGCCTAGTGGTAAACCCTTATGGCCCGGCTTTTGGAAGATTGAGGAGCTGGAGGGGGTCAAGGCCACGTTGTCGGTGCAGAAGTGGAACGCGATGTACCAGCAGCAGCCCACCAACGACGAGGGCGCGATCTTGAAGCGCGAGTGGTGGAAGGTCTGGCCAAAGGACGATCCGCCGGTGGTGAACTACATCATCCAATCGTTGGACACGGCGTACTCCAAGAAGGAGACGGCTGACTATTCGGTGATCACCACCTGGGGCGTGTTCTACCTGAACGAGGACTCTGGGGCGTCAATCATCTTGCTCGACGTCAAGCGTGGGCGCTGGGACTTCCCGGAGCTCAAGCGCGTGGCCAAGGACCAGTACGATCACTGGCAGCCTGACAACGTGCTGATCGAGGCCAAGGCCACGGGCACGTCGCTTCAGCAGGAGCTGCGCCGGATGAGCATTCCGGTGACCATGTATTCACCTGGCGGGCGCAGGAGCGGCACCGACAAGGTTTCGCGGGCCAATGCGGTGGCGCCGATCTTTGAGGCCGGGATGGTCTGGGCCCCTGACACGGACTGGGCCGAGGAGCTTGTTGAGGAATGCGCGGCCTTTCCAAACGGGGACAACGACGACATGGTCGATAGCACCACCATGGCGATGATGCGTTTTCGCCAGGGCAACTTTATCAGCTTGGAGTCTGACGACAACGAGCCGCAGGACAAGGGCGAGCTTGTGCCGGAGTACTATTGAGGCTTAAAATGGCCTGAACTGTTTCCACGGAGCCGTCGCATATGGACGAACAATATCTGTCTCCAAACCAGATGAGCGAGGGCTACGAGCCGGAGCCTGTCCAAAACTTTGCCATCGGCGGCATTGCTCTTCCCGGTCAGCGGGCCTTTCTCCGTGGCTCTGACAAGGCCTACCTGGAACAGCGCCAGAAAGAGCTGGATGCGTATGAGGCCCAGCGTCAGGCCTACAACGACGCCTTGACCAAGTACAACGAAGAAGTCTACAACCCGTACAAGGGCCAGGTAGAAGCCTACAACACGGCTGCGCAGAAATACAACGAAGAAGTCTACAACCCGTACCAGAACGAGTACAACGCATACGTCAAGGCGGTGGAGACCTGGAATGCCGGACCGCGGACCGAGGACTATGCCGGACCATCAGAGCCCACACTCAAGGCGTTTGGGATGAGCGCTCCCACTGAGCCTGGGGCGTTTACTATGGAGGCGCCTAAGGTGCCTTTCAAAGAAGAAGACGTCAAGGCCTATCAGCAGGCTGCTGCCCAGCGGGCGCAAAAGGACGCAGCAAGCAGGGCAGTGGCCATTGATGTGGCCAGCAACCCCGATCGGTTTAATTTTGGTTCAATGTCCGTGGCCGGCAGGTTCATGGCGGAAGGGGGTCCAGTGGAACGTGATGACAACGAGACATTGGACGGCATCCTTCAGGAGCTCGGCACCAACAGCCGGATGAGTCGAGAGCAGGTCATGGAGGCCGTGGACCGCGTAGCGGCAGCCGGGCGCGGTGGCGATGAGCTGCTGGCTTATCTGTCGCCTGAGTCGGTAGCGCTGCTCAAGCAGATGGGCGGCTCTGGCACCATCAACCCTTCAACGGGATTGCCGGAGTTTAAAAGTGGGATTTTGGGCAGGATTTTTGGCCGCGGCCGCTCCGCTCCCGCACCAGCTCCTGCACCAGCGCCAGCCCCCGCCCCTGCACCAATTCCTGTTGCAGAAAAGGTCTCCGCCCCTGTCATGGCAGCGCCAGCTCCGGCTCCGGTTCTAACCCCTGCTCCTGCTCCGGCCATAAGCACGGCCAAAGACCAATTGGAGGCTCTTCCAAAGCCAAAGGCGCCGGAGCTCTCTGATGCAATCGCAAAGCTCAAGGTAGGCGACAAGCAAAGTGCCGAGGACATCATGCGGCAGATTGTGGGGCTGCCCCCTCTGGACCGTACCACCAAACCGGGTTTGACACCGACCCCGGTGCCCCCGAGCGCAAGAACCCCGGCTCCCGCACCGCGGCCCGCGGTCCCCGGGCCAGGGGGCATTTCCCCACCGTCTCGCGTAGACGACGGCATCATTGACATACAGGTCGTTGTTTATGGTCCGGACGGCAAGATGTACAGCAGCCCCCGCGCTGCGAGGGAAGCGGGGGTAAAGGACTACACGATGCAGCCGCCAAAGGCAGCGACGCCTGCCCAGCCTAGCATCCCCACCGGCGGTATTTCGGTGCCAACAATGCCCACCTTTGGGGGCAGCCCAGCAACAAGCCCTGGCAACTTCTTTGGCATGGCACCTCCTGCCCCCAGCCAGGGCATCAGCCCTGGCACGCGAGCTATTGGCTCGCCGGACATGCCGTTGGAGCCTGGCAAGATCACCATGGGCGCGATTGGGGCAAACAAGAACCTGTCGCCGACGATGCTGGGCGGCCAGGATAACGCGGGTTTCATCACTGACCGCTTGGGCAACCGCATTTATGCACCGGCTGCGCCAATGTTGTTTGCAGAAGGCGGCGAGGTGGCGGACCCCAACAGCGCAAAAAACCGCTTCAGCGTCTTCCAGAAGCGGATGGAAAACTTTGCCCAACCGGCACCGGCCGCGCCAGCGCCGACCAAGCCCGGCCCGTTTGCTAAGTTGTTCGGGGGCAGTACCTCGGTCTTACCAGAGCCCGAGCCGGAGCCGCCAGCAACTTCGTCGGGGGAATTGGCGTTCTTCAAAAGAACCAGGGACGCGCAAAGGGCTCAACAGGAAGAAGCCGCCAAGCGCAAGTTCTACTACAGCCAAGAGTACTCCAAGCAGTTGCAGGACAAGATGCCTCAGGCCGACTGGTACAGCAGTTACGAGCCCAAACGCTATGCAGAAGGCGGCGAGGCCAGCGAGGAAGACTACATCAACACCGACCCGTTGGGCTCGGCGCAGAAAATGATGGCCGACCTGATGGGCAGCAAGAAGGCATCGCCCAACGAGGTCAGCGTCAAGCGCGTGGCCAAGTCCTCTGGCGGCGCCAAGTCCGGCAAGGAAATGACCATGGGCATTGAGTCGCTCATGTCGGCCAAGGCACAGGTCCCGGAGCTCAAGGGCGAGGACAGCGCGCGATCGCAGATGGAAGCGCTGGCTCTTGCCTACAAGCTCAAGGCGCAGGAAGCCTCAAACGCGGCCCGCGGCCTGATGCGCAACACCCTGGGCGCACCGACCTTGGAGAAGCCCGCTTTGACCAAGAACAGCTTGGCCAAGAAGCGCTTTGAGAAGGGTGGTGAGGTAAAAAAGTCCGACGCTAAAAAGGCTGAAGAGCCCGGCTTTTTTAGCAGACTTTTTAAGGGCAGTGACAACGACTTCATCGAGCGCACGAAATCCAAGGCGGAGCAGAATGAAGACTACCGCGCTATGTTGGAATATCTGAAGTCAAGGGACGCGGTGCCTGACGTGGAAACCGGAAGAATGCCCTCTCACATTGACGCAGTGTTTAGCTCAATGAAGTTGCCGTTTGTTGGAGGGGTAGGCCGAGGCACCATCAAGATCAATAAGGACATCATTGACTCTGATTACAAGAAAACCATTGGGCCATCAACTCTAGCGCATGAAATGGCGCATGCAGTAGACCGGCAGTTTGAAGAGCAGGCCGGTGAGCAGACTGGTATTTTCAGCAAGGGCAATGCTTTCACTGATGCCTACAAGAAGTTGGTAGGCAGTGGGGGCATGCGGGAGGGCAGGAGACGCGCAGACCTGGCCCGTAAATACCACCCGGAGTGGGCCGCGGCGAACAGGGACTACCGAGCCACCCCATACGAGATTGCTGCCCATGGCATAGGAAAGTACGCGGGGCCAACCACGGCAGATGATGCCCCACCACATGTGGACGCAACGGCGGCAACCGAATTCATGATTCTTTTAGACCTTGCCAAACGCAACTCCAAACCCGCTGTCAAGCGCGCCGAAGGCAGCCCCAAGGAGGGCGAAGTCAGCCACGCAGAACTGGACGCGGCCAGCCGCCCGGCCTTTGTCACGCCCAAGTCTGGCAAGGGCCGCAAGGAGGGCCCGATTAGCCGCGCGCTGAACACTGGCGAGGCGTATGTGAACATGGCCAAGGGCGTCACCGAGCTGCCCTACGACATCGCTGGCGCACCGGTGGACATTGCCACCATGGCGCTGCGCCCACTCGGTTACGACGTCGACAAGCCCGTGATGGGCAGCGACTGGATCAAGGAGAAGATGACGGCGGCCAAGGTGCGCCCTGAGCCGCCAAAGGATGCCACCGACAAGGGCTTCTACACGGCCGGGCAACTGCTGTCCAACCTGACCAACCCTGCAGGGGTCGTTCGCAGTGGCGTCATGACCGCGCAGCGTGCGGGCCAAGCGGCCTCTGATCTGGCCAAAGACTTCCAACAGTACAACCGCCAGTTGTCCGTGCCAAGTGCATCGTATGCGGTCCGGCCAGAGGGCTCTAACCTTGCGATCCGTCGCGATCAAAATTCTGACTGGATAGGGACGTACCTGGACAACGGCGTGCGCGATGCACGCGACCAGTTGGCCAACATGACGCACACCACGGACCGCGCGGCGCTCATGGAAAACTTTTGGAACAGCAAGGCGGCCAATTATTTTTCCAAGCAGTTTGGCACTGAAAGCGACCCGGTGTATCGCGGCATCCGCGACCAGACCATTAAGTCGCCGGTGCTGAACAAGGACTTTAGAAAATACGCCTTGGATTCATTGAAATTGGGCAAAACCCGGGTTAATGAAGAGACGGGCCAAACCAGGTTCTTCCCCGCGTACCCAGAAGCATTTGACGACTTGCGCAAGCGTTACGACGATCTCACGCAAATTCGTGGTTCGGTGCCTGTTCGCGATCCTGCAAGCGTCATGGACCCAAATTTCACGTACAGCCCCTCGCGTCAGGGCGAGAATTTTATGGAAGCGCTGCGCAATCAAGAGATTGACCGGATGATTGCGCAGGGCACGCCGGTGACGCAGGCTCAACCCACATTAGAGTTTTTAACCCGTTCGGCTAAAGTTCCAGACACAATACTCGGGCCCCACAGCGCCAAGTCTATCTTGACGGACTACGAAGCCGCTACGGGCACGCGCCTGGGCGATCCGAACTTTCAGGGGGTGCCGCAGCCCGATGCGCTGCCGCAGAACCTGCGCACGGCGTTTGACAAAGGGGAAATCATGTACGGCACCGGCGGCCCCAATGCACCGCTGCGGCAACTTTTTGACGCGAGCAGCATCAACGAGTTCCTTGCCAGCATTCCCGAGCGAGAGCTCAAAAACATTCGCTTTGAGGATGCGGTCAGGGGCGCGGCAAAAATCTCCGCCAAGCGACTGGAGCGCGAGACGTTGGCCGCGGACATTCGTGCGGGCAAGCGAGTGCCGGACAAGTTTTTCAGCGAAGGTGTCAGCGGTCCCTTGCTGCAGTTTGGTGAAGGCCCGCTTTCAGGGTTTGCCTGGAAGCGCATTGAAAATGCAGAGGCCACAGTGCCCGAGGGCGCCTACGTTGGGCACTCTGTTGGGGGCTACGCAAAGGGCGGCGCGTACGGTCCGGAGAAACACAAGCAGTTCAATGACGGAACCATGCGGGTGTACACCCTGCGCGACAACCGCAACCGCCCAGTCAATACGATTGAGGTGCGGATGGAAGCTGCGGGCCCTGTGGTCACCCAGATCAAGGGCAACGGCCGCGCTACCGGAAACACCGCCCCTTCTTCGTACGAAATTGGCGTGTTGGACTTCCTGCAGAACTACCTTAAGCCGGTGAAGATTGTTGAAAGCGACGCTTACCTGACTCCGCTGTTAACATCCTACAGAAATCAACTTAAAAACGCTCCTGCGCCGTAAGGACCACACATGCCAATCGACAAAGCACTCAACCGAGCCCCGGCCTTGGAAGTCATCGTAGGGGGCGGCGGCATTCCTGAGCCCTCAATGGACATTGAAGTGGTCATTGACGACGACGGTGGCGCCACCATTGAGATGGGCGAGGACGAGGCGCAGTCGGTTGACTTCTACGACAACCTGGTCGACGTCATTGACCCGGACGCCTTGTCGCGCATCTCCATTGATGTGGCCGCCATGTACGAGGCCGACAAGGCTTCACGCTCCGATTGGGAGCAGATGTACGCCAAGGGCCTTGATCTGCTGGGCTTGCGCATCGAAGAACGCACCAAACCCTTCCGCGGCGCGGCCGGTGCGGTGCATCCGATGATCACCGAAGCCATCATCCAATTCCAGGCGCAGGCCCTGAAGGAGCTGATGCCCGCTGGCGGCCCTGTTCGCACGCAGATTATGGGCAAAGAGACGGTCGAAAAGTTCCAACAGGCCGGTCGCGTGCAGGATTTCATGAACTACCAGCTCACCACGGTGATGGAGGAATACACACCGGAGTTTGATCAACAGCTTTTTTACACCGGATATGGCGGTTCGACCTTCAAAAAGGTCTATTACGACTATCAACTGGGCCGGATGGTGTCAAAACTGTGCCTGGCAGACGACGTCTACATCCCTTACAACGGTTCCAGCGTCGTTTCGCAGTGCCCGCGGCTCACGAACCGCATTCCGATGGACGCCAACGAGTACAAAAAGCGCTCTTTGGCCGGCGAATACATCGACATCCCCGTTGAAACTTACGCCGCGCCCTCCGATCCGAGCCAAATCAAGGCCGCGGTGGACAAAGTGACGGGCATTCAGCCCACCGATGACGTCGGCGAGGTGTTTTTGCTGGAGCAACTGGTCGATTTGGACATCCCAGGCTTCGAAGACAAGGACGAAAACGGCGAACCGACCGGAATCAAGCTGCCCTACGTTGTCACACTGGCCGAAGACAGCCTCAAGGTTGTCGGAATTCGTCGGAATTGGAAGGAAAACGACGAAAAGAAGCGCCGCCGCAACTACTACGTCCACTACGTGCTCGTCGAGGGCCCTGGCGCGTACGGTTTGGGCTTTGTGCACCTCATTGGGGGCCTTGGAAAGGCCGCAACGAGCGCCCTGCGGCAGTTGATCGACGCCGGAACGCTTGCAAACCTGCCTGCGGGCTTCAAAGCCAAGGGCGCGCGCATCGCGGACGACTCTGATCCCATCCAGCCGGGCGAATGGCGCGACATTGACGCTGGCGGAGCCGAGCTTTCGGCCTCTTTGATGCCTCTGCCCTACAAAGAGCCCAGCCAGGTGCTGTTTGCGCTCCTGGGCTTCCTCGTAGACGCCGGCAAACGCCTGTCCAGCACCGCCGACATGCAAGTTGGCGATGGCAACCAGTACGCGCAGGTCGGAACGACCTTGGCGCTGCTGGAGCGCGGCTCTATGGTCATGTCCAGCATCCACAAGCGACTGCATTACGCGCAGACGCTGGAGTTCCGGTTGCTGTTCGAAGGCTTTGGCCAATACCTGCCCGACGAGTACCCCTATGACGTGCCTGGCGCGAGCCGCAAGGTCAAGAAGTCGGACTTTAACTCGATGGTGGGCGTGCAGCCGGTGGCCGACCCCAACATCTTCAGCTCTGCGCAGCGCATCCAGCTCGCCCAGATGCAATTGCAGCTCGCTCAGAGCGCCCCGAACATGCACAACATGTACGAGGCCTTCTACCGCATGTACGCGGCGCTCAATATCCGCGATATTGATGGCATCTTGCTGCCACAGAACACCAGCACACCGCGTGATCCGGCCTCCGAGAACAGCGACGTGCTCAACGGCATGAAACTCAAAGCCTTTGCTGGCCAGCAGCACGACGCGCACATCGCAAGTCACCTGATGATGGGCATGTCCCCCATCCTGCAGTCCAACCCCCTATCAGCGGCAGAGCTGCAGAAGCACATTCTTGACCACGTGCGCTTGAAAGCCGAGGAAGACGTGGAAGCAGAGTTGTTCAAGACCTATGGAACCGACCCCGATCGCATGGTTTCGGCCATCCAGAAAGAGGGCATGGTTGCGCTCAAGATCGCCCTGGGCATGAAGGAGGTCCGGGACATGCAGCAGGAGCTTTCTGGCGAGGGCGAAGAGGGTCCAGACCCCTTGATCAAGCTCAAGGAGACAGAGCTGCAGCAGCGTGCGCAGAACGACCAGGCCAAGAACCAGCTCGATCAGCAGCGCCTGGCTCTGGACCAGCAAAAGTTGCAGGACAACAAAATGTTCAACCAGCAGAAACTGGCGCTTCAAGGCGCCAAAGTCGGCCAACCACCAATGGGAGTTCAAAATGCCGCTTAAAAAAGGCTCCAGCCAGAAGACCATCAGCCGCAACATCGGCGAGATCGTGCGCGACTACAAGCAAGACGGGATGATTGGCACCAGCAAGCCAAAGAGCAAAGCCGCGGCCATCAAACAGGCTGCCGCGATCGCCTATGACAAGGCCGGCAAGACCAGAAAGATGGCCAAGGGCGGCGGCGTGCAAGGCCCGGCCATGATCGTGAAGAAAAAGGACGGAAATCGTCCAGTTAAGATATACTGAACACTGTCAACCGTGCCAACGGGTGGGGCATAAACCACCTGCTTTTCATGGAATCCCCATGCTTGAATTTGCAGAAGCAGTTCTGAAGGAAATCAGGAAACTTCAAGAGCAATCGAAGCAGATTGTTCTGAACGGGACCATTACAGACATGGAGCGTTATCGTTTCATGATGGGTCGCCTTGAAGGATTGAGGATGGTAGAGGATTCCGTGAAAGACCTTCTCAAGAAGGTTTCGGAAGACGAAGACCTCATCAACTGAAAGGACGCCAATGGAGACCGCTGAAGTTTCTGCACCACAAATGACCGCGCTGGAACGCAAATGGGCCGAAGAGGCTGCCAGCAAACCTCCTGCCTTGGAGGACGCCTACACCGAGCTCGGGTTTGACCCCGAAAAGCTCGATCAGGCGGTCATCAACACCATCCCCAAGCCTACCGGGTGGCGCATTGCCATCCTGCCCTATCGCGGCGCCGAGAAGACCAAGGGCGGCATCGTCCTGGCCGAGGAGACGCAGCGCAAAACGCAGTTGGCCACCGTGTGCGGCTACGTTTTGAAGATGGGTGACCTGGCATACGCGGACGAGGGCAAGTTCCCTGCCGGCGCGTGGTGCAAGGAAGGCGATTGGATCATCTTCGGCCGGTATGCTGGCGCCCGCATACCGATCGACGGCGGGGAAATCCGGCTGTTGAACGACGATGAGGTACTGGCCGTGGTCAACAGTCCTGAAGACGTTCTGCACATGTAAAGGAGCATTTCTATGAACGAAGAATTGGAATTTAAGGTAGGCGAAGACGAGAGTCCGGCTACCGTTGCGGTATCGGAAGATGGTACTGCGCAGGTTGTTTCCAAACCGGAGCAAAGTGGCAGCGAGCTGGACCAGTACAGCGAGGGCGTCAAGAAGCGCATCGACAAACTGACCGCCCGCCTGCGCGAGACGCAGCGCCGCGAGCAGGCCGCCTTGGAATATGCCAAGAACGTGCAGGCTCGCGCCACGCAGCTTGAGCAGCAGTACATGTCGGTCGACAACGAGCGCCTTGGTGAGGCCAGCAGCCGCGTCCAAACGCAGGTCGTGGCCCTCAAGCAGATCATCCGCAAAGCCCGTGAAGAAGGTGACATCGACACCGAAACGGAAGCCCAGCAGCGCCTGGCCGCCATGACTATGGAGCAGAGCCAGATCGCCGCGGCCGCTCAGCAGCGAGAACAGGCCCAGGCGCAATGGAACTACCAGCAGCAGGTCGCTGCCCAGCAGGCCGCCATGCAGCCACAGGTGCAGGTCCAGCAGGAAGTCGATCCGCGGGTCGAGGACTGGGCTGAGCGTAACCCGTGGTATGGCCGCGACACCGCCATGACTCACGCAGCTTGGGGCATCCATCGCCAGTTGATTCAGGTTGAGGGGTTTGACCCCAACACCGAAGCGTACTATGATGAGCTTGACAACCGTTTGAGGCAGACCTTCCCCCAGAAATTGGGTGGGGGCCAGCAGCAAGCGCAAACTAACAGGGCCGCCCGATCCGTGCAAACGGTGGCACCTGCATCCCGATCATCGGGTATCAACAACGCACGCCGCACTGTCAAGTTGACCCCAAGTCAAGTTGCAATTGCCAAAAAGCTGGGCGTTCCGCTTGAGGAATACGCCAAGTACGTGAAGGAGTAAGCCATGTCTGACGTCAAAATTCCAGTTCTCAATCGCACTTCTCGCGCGGCCGAATCGCGTGAAAAAGATGCGCGACGCAAACCATGGGCACCACCTTCTCGACTGGATGCGCCTCCCGCGCCTCCGGGATACGAGCACCGTTGGATTCGGGCCGAAGCAGGCGGGGTAGAAGACCGCACGAACATCTCTGGCAAGCTCCGCGAGGGGTATGAGCTGGTTCGTGGGGATGAGCACCCCGACTATCAGGTTCCAACAGTAGAAGATGGCCGACATGCTGGCGTGATCAGCGTGGGAGGTTTGCTTCTAGCACGCATCCCCAAGGAAACGGTTCAAGAGCGCAATGCGTATTACAACTCACGTGCAAACGACCAATTGCAGGCTGTCGACAATGAGCTGATGAAGGCCAATGCACACAACAGCATGACCATTCAGCGGCCCACCCGCCAGTCCCGCGTTTCATTCGGTGGCTCTCGCGGCCAGTGAAATCAACTTTTTGAAGGAAACATCAAATGGCAAACGTGAATAAGCCCTTTGGTCTGCGTCCTCTCGGCAATCTGTCAGCTACCGGCGCTCAAAAGCAGTACGGCTACCTGATTGCTGATAACCAGTCCGGGGCGATTTTTCAAGGCGATCTGGTGACCATTGACAATGGTTACTTGGTCAAGTTCAACAACACGGATCACACTGTGGCAGTAGGCGTTTTCAACGGCTGCAACTACATTGATCCCACCACCGGCAAGCCGACCTGGAAGAACTACTATCCCGGCTCCGTCAACATCACCGCTGGCCAGATCGTGGCTGACGTGATCGACGATCCCAATCAGTTGTTCATCATCCAGAACGCCGGCACTCCCACCCAGGCCAATATCGGCACCAATGCTGATATTACCGCCAGCACCACCGGAAGCACCACCACGGGCATGTCCAACATGACCATGAGCGGCACTTTCACCGAGGCTGCTACCGCGAACCTGAAGGCAGTGGGCCTGTGGAACGTACCGGGCAATGAGATGGGCCAATACGCCGTTCTCGTTGTGAAGATCAATGAGCACATGTACGGCAGCGTTGGCACGCCGGGCTTTAGCACCTAAGGAGATCAAAAATGGCAATTTCACGCGCACAACTGGTGAAAGAGCTTGAGCCTGGTCTCAATGCTCTGTTCGGCCTGGAGTACAAGAACTACGAGAATGAGCACACGCAAATCTATTCCGTCGAATCCTCGGATCGTGCATTCGAAGAAGAGGTGATGGAGTCGGGCTTTGCGGAAGCTCCGGTTAAGACCGAGGGCGCTGGCGTCGCTTACGACCAGGCGCAAGAGGTCTACACCGCTCGCTACACCCACGAGACCATCGCCCTGGCGTTCTCGCTGACCGAAGAAGCCGTGGAGGACAACCTCTACGACCGCCTGTCGGCCCGCTACACCAAGGCCCTGGCCCGCTCGATGGCTCAGACCAAGCAGATCAAGGCTGCGGCTGTGCTGAATGGCGCTTTCACCACCTCTATCGGTGGCGACGGCGTTGCTCTTTGCGCACTTAACCACCCCACCCTGACCGGCCCCAACCTGGCCAACACCCTGGCTACGGCCGCCGACCTGTCCGAGACCTCTCTGGAGCAGGCGCTGATCGACATTGCTGCGTTCACCGATGAGCGTGGCCTGAAGATCGCCGTTCAGGGCCTGAAGCTGATTCTGCCGAAGGAACTGCAGTTCACGGGCGACCGTATTCTGAAGTCCACTTTGCGGGTTGGCACTGCTGACAACGACATCAACGCTGTCCGCAACATGGGCATGGTGCCGCAAGGCTACGTGGTCAACCACTTCCTGACCGATCCGGACGCCTGGTTCATCAAGACCGACGCCCCCAACGGCATGAAGATGTTTGAGCGCGTGTCCATGAAGACCGGCTTCGAAGGTGACTTCGACACCGGCAACGTGCGCTACAAGGCTCGCGAGCGCTACAGCTTCGGCTTCAGCGATCCGCGCGGCATCTTTGGCTCGCCTGGTGCGGCTTGATAGCTGTCCAGCAGCGATGAAAAAGGGGCCTTCGGGCCCCTTTTTCTTTTTCCGCAAATGGGTTATATTGTGCCCATCCCGGATTTATCCGGTGTATCTGACAGCCCCGGGGCTGACGTCATGCAGACAGGTACACCTTAACCGCATGAGGAATCAATCATGGCTTTGACCACCTTCTCTGGCCCAGTACGCTCGCTGAATGGCTTCATTGCTGGCAACGGCAACACCATCACCAAAGTACTGTCGGGCTCCGCCTCCCTGAACTTTGGCTCCATCAGCGCTGTCTCTCAGGCTGATCTGACAATCACTGTCACTGGCGCTGCCGTTGGCGACGAGGTCATCATGGCATTGCCCGCTGCTCCTGCAGCCGGCATCGTCTTCAACGCATTTGTCTCGGCTGCCGACACTGTGACAATTCGTGCGTCCAACATCACTGCATCCCCTGTTGACCCTGCCGCTGCCACATACGGCGTCATTGTCATTGCTGCCTGATAGGAGGCTCACATGAGCGCCAGTAACATCCAGGCAGTCACAAAGACTGCTGATGCTCACGCAATTGGGGGTCGAACCCGCGTTGCGGGCATCTACTACACCTGCACTGGCACGGCGTCGTCGTTCACACTTAGGAACGGCTCTGTTGTGGGCGCACCGGCCCTGGTCACGATCAACACGCCGGCTGCTGCTGGCGCGTACGACATCATCCTCCCCGACCTGGGCATTGTGTTTTCGGACGGGGTCTTCATTGATGTGAACGATGTCCAGGTGACCAGTGTCACTCTTCTTTTCTACGGTGGAGCGGCACAGTAATGGCATCCAAAGGCATGGGCATCAAGACTTCAGTGAAGTCCGGTAACTTCCGGGCCACCAAGTCCGGCGCGGGCATGACCGAAAAGGGTGTTAAGGCCTTTCGCAAAGCCAATCCAGGCAGCAAGCTCAAAACTGCGGTGACGACCAAAAACCCGTCACCAGCAGAGGCAAAGCGGCGGGCCTCGTACTGTGCTCGTTCTGAGGGGCAGATGAAGCAGTTTCCAGATGCTGCCAAAGACCCCAACAGCCGGCTACGCCAGGCGCGAAAGCGTTGGAGGTGCTGAGCCGTGGAAATGATGATATGGAACGTGGTTCTAACCGCGATTGTGGCAGTCATGGGATTTCTACTCAAAAGCAAGTTCGACGAAATCGGCCGGCTGGGCATCTTGTTGAACAAGACTCGCGAGGAGGTTGCCAGGGAGCATGTCACTCGCAAAGAGGTCGACGACCGTTTTGATAAGTTCGTGAGCCACGTTGATCAAAGATTCAACCGGCTTGAGGTCAAACTTGATGAAATCAGAAGGGCTGGGTAAGGATATGAAAGCAAAGATGGCGATGGTCAAAAAGGGAGGCAAAAAAGTGCCTGCTTTTGCGGCCGATGGCGTGGGAAAAATGAAAAAAGGTGGTGCCGTTGGCATGCACAAGATGCCCGACGGCAAGATGATGAAAGATTCCGACATGGCCGACCAGATGGGCCGTGCTGTCAAACGTAAAACGGCCGACGTCAAGGGCCGTGCAATGAAGAAAGGAGCCTGATCATGGCTGGAAGAGGTATGGGTTGCGCCACACGTGGCGGCGGAGCGGTCGAGAGCGGCGGGAAAAACCGCATGATCTCGGAGACCAGCAAAACCACTGGTCCTATCATGATGAAAAAAGGCGGCTCGGCCAACAAAGGTGGCATGAACGAGCACAAGCGCATGGCCATGGGTAAGCCCATTGGCAAGATGGGCGGCGGTATGATGGCCAAAGGTTACAAAAAAGGCGGAGCAGCCTGCTAAATGGCCACTTCGGGCACAACCACGTTTGACCTGTCAATTGACGACTTGGTCGAAGAGGCGTTTGAGCGCTGCGGGATGCGCGCGACGAGCGGTTATCAGCTCTCGTCCGCGCGCCGCTCGCTCAACCTCCTCTTCCTTGACTGGGCCAATCGGGGGCTCAACCTGTGGACGATCGAGCAAGCCACCTATTCGCTGACACAGGGCACCAACGAGATTGCGTTGGACGCTTCTGTGGTCAACGTCTTGGAGGCCGTGATCCGTGATCCGAGCACCAGTCCATCGACGGACATCTACATTGAGCGAATCAGCCGCGAGGACTGGCTCAATGTGCCTGACAAGACCACGCAGGCGCGTCCTGCGCAGTTTTACGTGCAGCGCACCAACATTCCCAAGGTGTTTTTCTATCCTGCAGCGGACCGCAACTACACCTTCGTGTACTACCGCATCCGCCGCATCCAGGATGCTGGCGACTACACCAACACTGCCGACGTTAATTTCCGGTTTCTCCCATGCCTGGCATCAGGCCTGGCCTACTACCTGTCCCTCAAGTTTGCCGCTGACCGCGCTTCTGCGCTCAAGGCAATCTACGACGAGGACTTCCAACGCGCTGCGATGGAAGATCGAGACACTGCCAGCGTGCAGTTTGTGCCGGACCTAGGGGTATGACATGGCCTACGCAAGCGGCAAGTTCTCGTATGGCCTGTGCGACTACTGCGGACAGCGGTATGAGTACAACGTCCTGCGCAAGAACTGGCGCGGCTTCAAGGTTTGCCCGGACGACTACGAGCCTAAGGAGCCGCAGTTGGAGCCCTTGCGCTACCGTGGCGACGCGATTGCCTTGCAAGAGCCCAGGCCGGACCGTATTGAGCCCGTGTCTGTCTTTGTGGGGGCACCGGGCTTTACGGCCTTCCAGAGCTTTGGAAGCGTCCGTGGCGGCACTAACATGCAGCCGTACATACAGGACCAGGCGCTCATTGCGCAAGGCGTTGTTGGATCAGTGACGGTGAACATATCATGACCTACGACGAACTTGTCACCAACATTCGAAATTACACCGAGGTGAACAGCAACGTGTTCACCCCGGCGGTGATCAACACGTTCATCACCATGGCGGAGAACCAGATTCTTCGTGACATTGACCTGGACGTGTTCAAACTTGAGGTCACGGGCAGCATGACCCAGGGCAACCGCTTTTTGACGGCGCCTTCAGACCTCTTGACGCACCGGTACATGATCTTGACGCCGGCCAGCGGGGCCCAACTGTTTTTGGACTTCAGAGACACCTCGTTTATGAAGGAGTACTGGCCCAACGGTGCCACGCAGGGCACTCCCAAGTACTATTCGGTGTGGGACCAAAACACCTTCTACATCGCCCCCACGCCCAGTCAAAGCTACAGCGTAGAGCTCGGGTACATTTATCGCCCTCCACAGCTTTCCTCGGCCACGCCAACGACCTGGGTCAGCAATAACGCACCGGAAGCGCTGCTGTACGCCTGCTTGATCCAAGCGTACAGCTACACCAAGGGCCCTGCCGAAATGATGCAGTACTTTCGAGGCGCGTACAAAGAGGCAATTCAGGGTCTGGGCACTGAGCAGCAAGGCCGTCGTCGTCGCGATGAGTACCGTGACGGGATGCTTCGTATTCCACTTAAATCGGATTCACCTGGACCATGATCACAGCTCCTCTACCTGTCAACGTCGGAAGCGTTTTTGTCGAGACCACGCACATGCGTGGCTGGAATGTTGAAGAGCTGGCGCAACGCGCGGCTGACAAAATCATCCATGTGGGGGATCAGTCCCATCCTGCAATCCAGGCACAGGCAAGGGCGTTCAAGGACAGCGTTCGACAGGTGGTGGCGTTTTACTTGAAAGAGGCGGTTGAACAGGACCGAGCGACAATCGCCATGCGCTTGCGAGAGGCAGGACATCCCGACTTGGTTCATTTGTTAGGAGATTAAAAATGGCATTTTCAGGCAATTACATGTGCACCAGCTTTAAGGTGGAGCTGATGCAAGCGGTACACAATTTCACAACTGGCACCGGCAGCACCTTCAAGCTGGCTTTGTATAACAACAACGCCTCCTTTACTGCGGCGACCACGGCGTATACCGCGACTGATGAGGTTGGAGCATCAGGCACGTATTCGGCCGGGGGTGGGGCGCTCACCAACGTCACGCCTACTTCGACCAGCACCACAGCATTTACGGACTTTGCGGACTTGTCGTTCACAGGCGCGACCATCACGGCCTATGGCGCGATGATCTACAACGACTCGGCGGCGGGCAATCCCTCGGTCTGCATTTTGGATTTTGGCGGTGCAAAAACGTCCACTACGGGCACTTTCACCATCATCTTCCCGACCGCCGACGCAACGAGCGCAATCATCCGCATCGCCTAAGAGGCGGTAAGTGGCAGATGCAACCGTTGCCTTCCAGGGTTGGAATGCCTCTGGTGTAGGCTGGGGCCAAGACCCCTGGGGGGAAAGTCTTGCCGACTTGCCCACCGGGGTGGGCGCGGTTGGGTCTGTTGCAATAACTTCTGATGTAAGCGTCACGCTTACAGGGGTTTCGGCCAGCGGGTCGGCCGGCCAGGTTGCTGTCACAGGAACTGCGCAAGTCTCCCCTGCGGGCGTGTCCGCCTCAGGGGCCATAAGCGGCGTTTCAGTCACCGGAGCGGCTGATGTTACCCTTGTTGGTGTCCAGGCCTCGGGCGCGGTTGGGGCTGTTACGATCACAGGAAGTGCCAACGTCCCCATAACCGGGGTCTCCGCCACGGGCCAGGTGGGTCAGGCCAATGCCGCCGCCGGAGCGGACGCAAACGTCACCGGCGTAGCTGCTGTTTCGGCAGTAGGGAGCGTCTCAGCCACAGGGACGGCCCAGGTCTCTCTTGTTGGCCTACAGGCCTCAGGCGCGGTGGGCACAGTCGTTGCCCAAGCTGGGGCCAATGTCCCTTTGACCGGGGTCAGCGCAACGGCGACCTCGGGCAGCGTAGCTGTTCAGGTTGACGTAGCTGTCTCACCTACAGGGGTGCAAGCTGCCGGCTTTGTGGGCCAGGTTACAGTTTCAATTGCAACCGATGTTTTGGTTGTTGGTGTCGAAGGCACGGTGGCCTTGGGCGACGTTTCTGTAGCCGCCAATGCCGATGTGTTTGCCGCTGGCGTAGAGGCGATCGGAGAAACAGGCGCCGTTGACTTCCAAGCGGACGCCAATGTCGCTGTGACGGGTGTTTTGGGGGCGGCAAGCGTAGGCCAGGCGTCTGCCGACGGGGGTGCGGGAGCCGCGGTCACCGGAACACAAGCCATCGGCCGGGTTGGCAGCATCACCACTCAAGCCGGGGTCTCTGTCTTTGTTACCGGCGTTCAAGCACAGGGGCAGATCGGGCCGCCACTTGTGTGGGGAGTCATTGATGACAACCAGACGCCCAACTGGCAAAATGTAAACGATGCACAGTCAGGGGCCTGGGTTGTTGTCAACGACGGAAACACTGTAGTTTGGACTCAAGTCCTGACGTAAAGGAAAAAAATGCCAAGTACCTTCTCCACCAACCTTAAAGTTGAACTGATGGCCACGGGTGATAACTCGGGCACTTGGGGCACCGTCACCAACACCAACCTTGGCACTGCACTGGAGCAGGCCATTGTCGGATACGGCAATCCAAACTACAGCTCCGACGCAAACCTGACCATCACGTTGACGGACAGCAATGCTGCCCAGGCGGCGCGAGCACTGGTATTGAACGTGACCTCGTCTGTCAGCTTAACGCTCACGCGGGAACTGGTTGTACCGACGATTCAGAAGCAGTACATCGTCCAAAACAACACGTCAGGGTCTCAAAGCATTACAGTCAAGACCTCCGCCGGCACAGGTGTGACGGTGCCCAATGGCCGGAAGATGCATGTCTACGTTGACGGCACCAACGTCGTGCAGATGGTGGACTATTTTGTGAGCCCCGCTTTTGTAACTCCAGTGCTTGGCACCCCGTCCTCAGGCAATTTGGGCAGTTGCACAGGCCTCCCTCTGTCAACTGGCGTGAGCGGCACGTTGGCTGTTGGCAATGGCGGCACAGGAATTGCTGCAGGGACCTCCGGGGGTGTTCCATACTTTTCCGCCACCAACACTATTGCCAGCTCGGCTGCCTTGGCCGCAAGCGCACTGGTTGTGGGGGGAGGCGCGGGAGCGGCTCCCGCAACCACCACGACCGGCACGGGGGTAGTGACTGCTCTCGGCAACAACACCAACTCTGCGGGTGGATTTGCAACGATTGACGGGGTCGCCACGCTCACAAACAAACGAATTGATCCCCGTGCGTCCAGCACGACTTCGACTGCTTCGGTGACGCCTGACATTGCGTCCTTTGATCAATACGCTTTCACGGCACAGGCAGTTGCCCTGACCATTAACGCGCCGATTGGAACGGCAGTTGATGGGAACAAGCTGATCTTTCGCATTCTTGACAACGGAACACCCCAAACGATCTCTTGGAGTGGCACATACACGGTCATAGGAACGACGCTTCCCACCACAACCATAGCAAACAAGATGACCTACGTTGGGTGCATCTACAACGCCGCAAACACCCGTTGGGATGTCATCGCAGTCACCACGCAAGCATAAGGACGCATCATGCAAATCATCTTCAAATTCGATACTCCGTTTGGCTCGTTTTGTGACGCACTGAACCTGCCTGATGACCACGGCCTGACTGATGAGCAACTGGAGGTCATGAAGCAAGAGCGCTTGACCAACTGGCTTGCCGTGGTTAATCCTGTCATCGAAGCTCCGCAGGAGTAAAGCATGGCTAATAGGTATTGGATTGGTGGCTCAGGAAGTTGGTCTGGCGCAAATACCGCCAACTGGTCAGCTACTTCAGGGGGAGTTGGTGGCGCTTCTGTCCCCACTGCCGCTGATGATGTATTTTTTAACTTAAGCTCGGGTGGAGGCACGGTTACCGTTAATGCATCCCGCGTTGCAAAATCAATCGACTGTACCGGATACATAGGCACTCTTGACATAAGCAGTTCTGCCAATCTTACTCTTTCTGGGAGCGCAACTTTCTCCTCGGGGATGACGTTTACTACAACCGGTATTAGCCCCGCCATTATATTTATCGCCACTGCAACGCTGACGAGCGCAGGAAAAACGCTATGCGGCATTACCGTTAATGGTGCGGGTATTACCGTCACGCTTGCAGATGCGCTAACTGTGTCATCCATATGTACCACAACTCTAACTGCCGGTACTCTTGCGCTTGCCAATTTCACTTTAAGCACTGGGATTTTTAGTTCTTCAGGGTCATCCACTCGCGCCATTACCTTTGGCTCTGGCAACATTGCGCTGACAAGCACTACAGCCGCAACGACCGTGTTGTCGATGGCAACCGTTACCAACTTTTCTTGGACGGGGACAGGCGGGTTCACGCGCAACATGGCGGCAACCGCCACAATTGTATTTGGAACTACGGGCGGCACCTCGTCAAACGCCCCCAATCTAACGGTAAACGGTGGATCGTCTTTGTTGACAATTACTGCCACTAGTTGGTTTAAAAATTTAAACTTTACTGGAAGTTCTTGTTCTGTTTCTGGTGGAAGCCCAACTGCAAATATTGCTGGAGATTTAACTCTTTCAACAACTGGTACATATACAAGTTTTGGGCCAACATTTGTTGCTTCAACAACTTTTACTAGTTTAGGAAAAGCTTTAAGTAATTGTGGCGTTAGTGGTTCTGGAATTACAGTTACCCTAGGGGATGCGTTAACTGTAAACAGCACATTTACGCTTACCCAAGGAACACTTAATTTAAACAACAACACATTAAGCACAGGTATTTTTTCCTCTAGTAATACAAATACGCGGGCAATTTCATTTGGTTCAGGCAACATTGCGCTGACTATTACAGTTCCAGCATCAACTATATTGGCGATGCCAACCGCCACAAACTTTACTTGGACAGGAACCGGTGGATTTACCAGAAATATGGCAGCAACCGCTACTGTTACGTTTGGCACTACTGGCGGCACTGTTTCAAATGCCCCTAATTTGACTGTCAACGGCGGCGCGTCAGATTTGACTATTACAACCAACAGTTATTTAAAAAATGTTGACCTTACTGGAAGCACTTGTTTAGTTAATGCAACCTACAATGCTGCTGGCAACTTGACCCTTGCATCAGGTGGAACATATACAGGCGTTGCTCCGAGCTTCCGCGCATCTGGAACTGTCACAAGTGCAGGCAAAACAATTGGCAATGTAACGATCAACGCAGCGTCCAATACTGTAACCCTTGCCGATGCAATGACGTTGGGCACAACAAATACGTTTACCCTTTCGGCGGGCACAATTAACCTTGCAGGATTTAATTTAAGCACCGGGAGTTTTTCCTCCAATAACAGTAACACTCGCGCAATTTCTTTTGGCTCTGGCAACATTGCGTTGACCAGTGCCACCGCCAATACGGCTGTGCTGTCGATGTTAAACGCTATTGGCTTTACTTGGACAGGAACGGGCGGCTTTACCAGAAACATGGCAGCAACCGCCTCAATGGTTTTTGGGACTTCGGGAGGCACAACTTCAAACGCCCCAAATTTGACAGTCAACGCTGGCTCTTCGACGCTGACTTTTAGCGATGTAAGTATTTTTAAGAACCTTGATTTTACCGGTAGCTCCTGCGCTGTCACGGCCCTAGTAGCCTTAGTCAATATAAAGATAGCGGGGAATTTGACACTTGCGTCAGGAGGCTCCTACGGACTTGTTGCGCCCACATTTCTTGCATCTGGAACCATCACAAGCAGTGGCCAGACGATTAATGCCTTAACAATCAACGGCGCTGCAATTACTGTAACGCTTGCTGATGCGCTTGTGTCTAGCGGCGCTTTGGTTCTCTCACAAGGAACGCTGGCAAACCCCTCAAATTATAATGTAACGGCATTTAATTTTTTATCAAACTCAGGCAGTGCTTGTTCTTTGAGTTTGGGGTCAAGCACTTGGACAATAACCGGCGGGGACGCGACTACCAGTTGGGTTGCAACAAACGCAAGTTTGACTTTCAACGCAGGCACATCAACCATCAACCTGACTTATGTTGGTGTCAAAGAGTTTTTTGCCGGTAACAGGACATACTACAACGTCAATGTAGGAGGAACAGGTGACTTCTATATTTATGGGACAAACACTTTTAACAACATCACCAACAGCGTCCAACCTGCTACGGTGATTTTTGAAAGCGGCTTGACCCAAACCGTGTCCAACTTTGGCCTATCGGGCACGGCCGGAAATCTAATCACTATAAGCAGTGAGGCTGCCGGGTTTCAGTTCACGTTGTCAAAGGCTTCCGGCACAGTCGACGCCCAGTACCTGTCGATTCAAGACAGTGTTGCAACGGGCGGCGCGGTGTGGAACGCATTCACATCAAATGGTAACGTCGATGCAGGAAACAACACGGGTTGGGTTTTTTCTGCGGCTGGCGGCAATATGTTACTGATGTTCATTTAACGGGTAAAACATGGCATGGTCTGACGTACTCAAAGCGGTCATCCCAATCGTCGTGGCCGCGCTAGCTTGGCTGTTGGGTCAGGTTGCATCCTTCTCCGAGCGCCTTACAAAAATTGAGGGGCAGATGCCTGCCTTGATCACCAAGGAGGGTGTGCCAACCGACAGCCCGATCAGCGCGGAGCGTAGAGCGATTCAGAAGGAACAGCTTATGACTCACATCAACGAGCTTCAGGTCAAGGTGCGCCTGCTTGAAGAGCGCGAACGTCTCTTGAAAGGAGCAAAGTAATGCTGTCACTCATCTCCACCCTTGGCGGCTTGCTGATCAGCGGCCTGCCCAAACTGCTAGAGTATTTCCAGAACAAGGCTGACCAAAAGCACGAGCTGGCTCTGGCTCGGATGCAGAACGAGCGAGAGCTGGCTTTAGCCGCTCAGGGCTACGCTGCCCAGCAAAAGATTGAAGAAATCCGCACCGATCAAGTCATGATGCAGACTGAGGCGCAGATGACGGAAGCTGCGCTCAAGCATGACGAGAAGGTGCTGGAGAGGGCCAGCCAGTGGGTGGCAAACTACGTCGGCACGGTGCGCCCCACGGTGACGTACATCTTTGTTCTGGAGCTGGTGCTCATCAACGCATTCATGGCGGTATACCTGTGGAACCACCCCACCTTGATCACCAACATCGACGATGTCGTCAAGTACTCCAGCTTGATCTTCTCCAGTGACGAGATGGCCATGCTGGGCGGGATCATTGGCTTTTGGTTTGGCTCGCGGCAGTGGAGCAAGAAGTGAAATTGAGCAAGGCAGGCGCTGATCTGATGCACAAGTACGAGGGGTACAGAACCCGCCCGTACTTGTGCCCGGCGCACATCTGGACCATTGGGTATGGCCATGTGCTGTACCAAGAGCAGATTAGGTTCCCTATGATGCGGCCAGAGGGCAAGACCCGGGCCGACATCCCGATGATTCGCAGTGAGATGCCGCTCAAGCCGGAGGACAACCGTGTCTGGACAAAGCAGGAAATCGACGAACTATTCGCGCAGGATGTCGCAAGTTTTGAACGCGGTGTTCTTCGACTTGTTCCCGGCAGTGCTGGCCGTCAAGGCCGCTTTGACGCTCTGGTCAGCATTTCCTTCAATTTTGGGCTAGGCAACCTCCAACGCAGCTCTATCCGTATCAAAGCAAATCGCGGAGAATGGGAGGGTGCGGCGGATGCCTTCTTGCTCTGGAACAAGGGTGGTGGCAAAGTGTTGCCGGGCCTGGAGCGCCGCCGCAAGGAAGAGCGCGCCCTGTTCCTATCTTCATGACCACAGGAGACCGACCCATGAAAAGCACCCCCGTCTGGGACAAGAAACGGCCAAAGGGCCTAGGCAAACCAAGGGCCCTGACCCCCGCCAAGAAGGCCGCAGCCAAGGCCGCAGCCAAGAAGGCTGGACGCCCCTATCCGAACCTGGTCGACAACATGCGCGCGGCGCGTAAGGGCTGATCATGGCCACGGTCAAAAAGGACGCAATCGCACAGGGCATCCGCCAGGCTTATGAGCGGGGCACAAAAGGCGCTCCCGAGGCCGTTTTGGACATTCACGTCAACCTCAAGAACCGCAACCACGCCATCAAAGACTATGGCTATGGGCCTTTGAATCCGGAGTCAGAGTCTCGGGTGTTCTGGGACAAGAAGGCCCAGATGTGGGACACCACCGTGCGAGAGGCCAAGAAGGCCCGCTGCGGCAATTGTGGGGCTTTCATTCAGACCCCTGAGATGCTCAAGTGGATGGCTCAGGGCATTGAAAAGGAAGATGCGGGAGAGCACAAAAGCTACGCCGATGACGTCATTGGAGCGGCCAATTTGGGCTACTGCGAACTCTTCCACTTCAAGTGTGCTGGTGACCGCACTTGCGATGCGTGGCTCGTGGGTGGTCCAATTCGATAAGGGAAGCACATGCCACTTCTGCGACTTTTTTTGAAGCCCGGTGTTGACAAACAAAACACCGAGTACGGCGCCGAAGGCGGTTGGGTAGACTCAGACTACGTGCGATTCCGCTATGGCTTACCAGAAAAAATAGGCGGCTGGACGCTCTTTGAAGACAGCAACTATTATTTTGTGGGCAGCATCAGTGACATCTTCACCTGGAACTCACTGCAAGGCGTCCCCTTCGCTGCCCTAGGGACCAACCGGAAAGTCTATGCCTTCAAGGGAGGGGAGTGGGCCGACATCACCCCGATCCGTGCCACAGGCACCGTGACATTTGACACGACCAACGGGCTGACCACTGTTACGGTCAACGACACCGCACATGGTGCGATAGCGGGCGACTTCGTCACTTTTGACAATGTCACAGGCAATCCTGGTGGCATCCCAAATGCCAGTCTGGAAAACGAGTTTGAGATTCAGACCATTGTCAATGCCAATGAGTACACCATTGTCTCCCCCGTTCAAGCAACCTCGACCGTGTTGGCGGCGGGCACGGCTGATGCCGCCTATCAAATCAATGTCGGCACAGACATCAGCTTTGCGGATTTTGGCTGGGGCACTGGAGGCTGGGGAGCCGCCGCTTGGGGCACTGCACGATCGCCATCTTCTGCGCTTTCTCTGGAGGCGGGCATTTGGACGTTTGACAATTACGGCCAAAACCTCATCCTACAGAAGATAAACGGGGGCATATACGAATGGGACCCAAGCACGAGTCTTTCAACACGTGCCACAGCCCTTGTAGGGGCCCCAACCAGAAGCAATTTTGCCCTTATCTCTACTCCAGACAGACACTTGGTGTGTTTTGGAACAGAGGGCACCCTGGGGAATCCGGCAACTCAGGACCCCATGTTTGTCCGTTTTTCAAGCCAGGAAAACATCGGCGACTTTGTGGCCACTGCAACAAACACGGCTGGCGGACAACGGCTCACGGACGGCAATGAGATCGTTTCTGCCACCCGCTCACGCGGTCAAATTCTTATTTGGACAGACACTGCTTTGCACGGGCAGGCGTTTGTTGGCCCTCCCTACACTTTCGGGTTCCAACAGCTTGGGGCCAACTGTGGGGCCATCGGTCCCCATGCCGCGGTGGACGTCAACGGCGTCGCCTATTGGATGAGCCGTGATGCGTTTTTTGTCTTTGACGGCTCGGTCAAAAAGCTGGCCTGCACTGTTCAAGACTACGTTTTCCAAGACCTCAATAGAGTGCAGAGTCCGGCAGTGAACGCCGGCATCAACACCCAGTTCAACGAGGTGACATGGTTCTACGCAACGGCGGACAGTGACTACATCAACCGATTTGTCACATACAACTACCTGGAGAATGTCTGGTCTATCGGAAGCATGGCGCGTACGGCATGGACAGATGCTGGAGTTTTTGCTAACCCGCTGGCCTCAGATTACGACAACACGGGGACACAGGCCACGCTGACCCCCATTTATGGGCTCACTCCGGGGCGCAGCCAACTGTTTAGCCAGGAGCGCGGCATCAATGGAAATGGGCTCCCGATCAACGCTTACGTCTACTCTGGGTACTTTGACATTGGTGACGGCGACCAGATGCTGCTCATGCAAAAGTTCCTGCCCGACTTTAAGCGGCAGGAGGGCAACCTCACTGTGCGGCTGCTTCTGCGTCCCTATCCGCAAGCCACCGCGGCACCCAGTTCGCTTGATCCGTACGTGATTGCACCCAACACTGAATTTGTGAGCACTCGCGCTCGCGGAAGACAGGTGCAGTTGCGCATTGAAAGCACCGATCTGGACACCTTCTGGCGGTTTGGAACGATGCGAATTGACATCCAGCCGGACGGCCTGCGATGAGCAAGATAAACAACGTACGACTGCCCAATGCGGCCGTAGGGGGCTACGACCCGGCCCAGTTCAACCAGCTCATACGCTCCCTTGAGCAGGTGATACTGCAGCTTAACGCCACGTATACGCCTGTCACGAGCGAGGACAAGTTGGGGGCCGCCACTTGGATGTCCGCGGGCAGCGGCGCGGGCGGCGGGTTTGCCGGTGGGGTTCGCGGATTCCAGAACAGCAACGGCATTCTCTTGCCCAACGCGATGATGATCTCTGATCAGGACCAGGCTAATGCCAGCATCACTGGCGAGAACCTACTGACATTCGCGCCCGCATTCTCTAACGGCATTACCGTGGAAAGCGGCTCACGGATTAGGGTGCCCTGCGGCGGACAGTACCTGGTGACTTTTACCTTGCAGGTGACCAACCGGGGCAATACGGCGGCTGAGTTTGAGATTTGGGCCAAGGACACGGGGGTGAACTACCCCCTGTCCAACACACGCTTTGACGTTCCCAGCCGCAAAAGTTCCACGATCTGGGCCCACGTAGTCCCTGCCATCACCGGCATTTTTACGGTCAATGACCCAATCAACCAGTATTTGGAGGTTGCGTGGTGGTCGGACAGTCTTGATGTCTATCTGGAACACTACGCTGCTGGGGCGTCCCCCACTCGGCCAGAGATTCCATCGGTGATCTTGACCATCAACTTTATTTCGGCGATGTGACATGGCAAACAAGTACTTTCGCAAGTATCTCACCCCGTCGGCCGCAACAGAAACCGCGATCTATACGGTTCCCGCAGCCAACTCAACGGTCCTGTCGTCTTTGCGGGTCACTAACCGAAATGCATCCACCGCAGCACTGACTGTAGTGGTTTATCCGCTTGGCGGGGGCACCGGTTACCACCTGCTGAAGGCCTATGCGCTGCCCACGAACCAGACAATGGACATCTTGAGCGGGGTGCCCTGTGTGCTTGAGGCGACGGACGTGATCAAGGTCACGTCAAGCCAGGCCACAGTCGACTTCTACCTGTCCTACCTTGAGATGGATCGCACGTAATGAGTGGACAAAACGCCTCCTCTTGTTGGATAATTTCAGCCATCATCGCGTCCTTTCCCGGCGCGCGGCCCTTGAGGCCTTTGGCACAAATCGGAAAGGACTACCATGGCAAATGAAGGAATCATGGCCCTGCCTGGCGGCATGGACATGCCGGCCGAAGAGGCCCAAAACCAGCAGCCGATCTCCGTCTCCAGCGCTGATTCTTACGACGCTGCTCAGACCGCCCTTGGCATGGTTGACCCTCAGGGTCAAGCCGCTGTAAAAGAGGCGATTCGCGAAAATATCCAGGACCTCCAGCTTACTTCAGATCAGCTTGATGTCCTGATTCAGGTTTTTGAGTACGTCAGCCAGAACCCTGGCGACTATCAAAACCTGGTCCAAAAAATGGTTGAAGAGGGGGCATTGGACGAGGGCGACATGCCCGAGGAATATGACCCCGAATTCATTGGCACGATGCTGGCCGTGCTGCAGGAGATGCGGCAGATGCAGGGCCAGGGAGCCATGGAGCCCTTGGACATGTCCCCGGTTGTCGAAGGCCTGCAGCCCATTGGCATGGCTGAAGGCGGCCTGGCGGACGTGGCCTCGTATTTGGCCAGTAAAGGCCGCGGTGGCGACTCCATTCTTGCCCACATCACCCCCGAAGAAGCGGCCATGCTCAAGAGCCGGGGCGGCGCCGGAACGATCAACCCTGCTACGGGCTTGCCTGAGTTTAAAGGCGGGCCAATTGGGGCAGTCGTTAATGCCGTCAAGAGCGTCGTTAAATCGGTGGTCAACGTCACCAAGCAGGTGCTAAAAAGCCCTGTCGGGCGCATCTTGGGCACCATTGCATTGGCCACGGTCCTCGGGCCGACAGCCATTGGCGCGACCCTGGGCAGTGCTGGCACGGCTGCGCTAGCCTCTGGTACTGTAACCCTTGCCAGCGGCGGCTCACTCAAAGACGCCCTGGTCTCCGGCGCCATGGGCTACATTGGCGGCGGCGGCACCATCATGGGCACCAATCCCCTGACAGCGGTCGGGAAATACCTGCCAGGCCTTGCAGGAAGCGCCTTGAACACTGGCCTGTCCACTGGCATCATTGGCGCTGGCATTGGAAAACTGGGCGGCATGAGCACGCAAGATGCCCTGAAGATGGGCCTGACGTCAGGCTTGTCGGCGGGTGCCATGCAAGGAGCGCGGAACACGGGCCTGATTGCTGAAGGAAGAGTGACCCAGGACGACATCCGTCAGAGAGCCTTGGAGGACTTCCGGCGCAGCGAAATCATGGCCCAAAACGCCGCTCCAACGGGCGCCCCAGGGCCCATCGGAACCGCTTCAGAGCTCGTATCTCCAGTAGAAGTCACAGGTACTGCTCAGGCGGCCAAATTTATACCTTCTACCCCTGAAGGGATATCCAACTATCCTCAAGTCATGGCGTATCAAGCGGCACAACAAGGGGACATGGGTCGCCTTGCAGCTTTGCGAGAAACATTCGGCGATAGGATCACGGGCCAGTACAGCTACGACATAGGCGGGGGTGCCAGGTCTTTCTCAATGCCAACCTCCGATCCAATGAGCAAGTTGGTTAACCTACCGCCTTTGGAATCCGGTCCCACGGGCGGAGGCGGCGGCGCGCCTGCGGAACCAGGAGGTTCCTTCTCTCCAAGAGGGCCCTTTTACAACACTTCGTCCGCGGGTCCCGACGCTTTCTCACCTTTGCAGTTGCCTCCTGGAGCCGCCCCAGAGCCTGGTATGACTGTAGCGGGCTCTGAGCCTGGATTCCTTGACCGGATGACCACAGGGGCCAAAAACCTCTACAACGAGTACCTTTCCCCAGACCGCCCCGGCCTGCCGAAAGATGCTGGCCTTCTGACGAAGTATGGTCCTCTGGCATTGGCCACCTATGGTACGGTGGCTGCTTTTGGCGGGACAAAAGGAGAGCCGGCCAACCAGAACCCGGTTTTTAACCGCGACTACACTGGCGACGACTACATTCGGGACAACCCAAGTCAATTCCCTGGGGGCCTTGACTTTGGCTACGCGCCTCCCAGCCCGCCTCGTAGCCCGATCGTTGAGACGCCCTCTTATGCGTCTATCCCTGTTGGACGCCCTGGCGTGGTCATGCCCGGTGGCATCACGCAAAGCCCGGCAGGCGTGGCGCAGCCCTACAACGTCGCAGGTCTGTACGGTGTGCCGCTGATTTACGGACCGGATGGGCGCCCGCAGCGCTTGGCCAAGGGCGGGCAGCCTCAACCAACGCACTTCCCGCGTAAAACCGGCCCAATCAACGGTCCTGGCACGGGAACTTCGGACGACATTCCAGCTATGCTGTCCGACGGGGAGTTTGTCTTCACTGCGAAAGCCGTTCGCAATGCGGGTGGCGGAAGCCGTCGCAAAGGCGCGGCTCGCATGTACAAGCTCATGAAGAAACTTGAAGGCGGCGCAGTTTAAGGGGTAGGAAATGGCAGACGAAACAGTCACCCAACAGATAGTCCGGGAAGCCCCACAGATTGAGGCGTACAAGCTCAAGCTGCTTGAAAACGCCCAGGCTCTTGCTTACAACCAGGTCCCGCAGCGCGACGCCAGCGGCAACATCGTCAAGGACGCCAGCGGCAACATTCAGTACACCGCTGCGCCACAGACCCTGGCACAACAGCTACCCGGCTACCAGGTGGCGGGGTTCTCCCCTGCTCAGTTGGCCGCGATCAAAGCCGCTGAGACCCAGGGTGTCGGGGCCTACACGCCCTACATGGACGCTGCTAACAGGGCCCTTGGCTCGGCCTATGGTACGACAGCAGAAGCCGCCGACATCATGCGCGGGGCCGACACCCGGGCGCAATTTACCGACGCTCAAAAAGCAATGGGGCAAGCCGGTGGGGCGGCCGCCAACATTACCGCGGGCATTGGTCAAATCAACCAGGGCCTGGGCTACTTGGACACCGCCGCGCAGCGCGCAGCGGCGTCTGACACCACTGGGCAGTTTGGCGCGGCCCGGCAAGACCTGGCCACGGGCCTCGGATCACTAGCCACGGCCCAGAACATGGCTGCGCAGTCCAGCCAGGCCAACCTGCAGCCGGCCACCGCCGCCATTGCACAAGGCATTGGCGGCCTGACTCAAGCGCAGCAGTTGGCCCTTGGAGCAGGGGCCGCGGACTTCAGCGGCTCGCAAGGGCTCATGCTCAATGCTGCCAACCAGTTGCAGCAGGCGCAGCAGCAGGCGCAGCCTGGGTTCGCCCAGGCCCAAAAAGCCATCACTCAGGGCCTGGGGGCACTGGGTGCGGGTACGCAGAAGTACGATCCGTCTGGTGCCCAGGCGTTCATGGACCCGTATCGCCAGCAGGTGATCGATGAGACCATGAAACAGATGGATCGCCAGGCCCAGATCGCCTCTCAGCAGCAGGCGGCGCAGGCCGTCAAGGCGGGCGCATTTGGCGGCGAGCGCGAGGGCGTTCAGCGCGCAGAGATGCAGCGCAACCTGCTTGACCAGAAGTCGGCGGCCATCGCCAACCTGCTGTCCCAGGGCTACACCCAGGCGCAGGCCAATGCCATGGCGACCTTTGAACAGCAGCAGCAACGTCAGTTGCAGTCCGGCCAGTCGGCTGGGGCGCTTGGTTCGCAGTTGGCGGGTGTCGCTTCTCAGGCCGGCGGCCTGGGGCTCAACGCTGCTGGCCAGTTGGCCAACATCGGCCAGACGGTGGGCTCACAGGCTGCCCAGCAGGCGCAGTTGGGTCAAGCAGCCGCGGGCCTGTACGGCAACCTGTCGCAAAACCAGGTGGCTGCTGGCCAGGGACTTGGCCAGCTTGGCGTACAGCAGGCGCAGTTGGGCCAGGGCGCGGCATCGCAGTACCTGCAAGCTGCCGGCCAATACGGCAACCTGGCGTCTCAGGGCGGCGCTCTGGCGGGCCAGGAGGCGGCCATCAACCAGAATATCGCCAACCAGTTGATGCAGCAGTCGCAGGCGCGCAACCAGGCAGCGCAGACGGCCGCGGGCATCTACGGCCAGCAGGGGCAGCAGTACCAGCAGCTTGGCCAGGGCATTGGACAGTTGGCTGGCCAGCAGTTTGGCATCGGCCAAGCCACCGCACAGGGCCTTGGCGCTCTTGGTGGCCAGTTGGGCCAACTTGGCGTGCAGCAAGGTGCTTTGGGCCAGACGGCGCAGGCGCTTCAGCAGGGCGACGTCAACTTCCTGTACAACGTCGGCCAGGCGCAGCAGGCCTTCAACCAGCAGGGCATCGACGCGACTCGCGCCACAGAGATGCAAAAGATTTACGCGCCGTACCAACAGGCAGGTTTCCTGTCGGACATCTACAAGGGTGCGCCTTCTTCCCAGATGGCCACAACCGGTACAAGCCAGCCCAGCGCAAGCCCCTTCCAGCAGGCAGTGGGCGTTGGCCTGGGGGCCGTGGCAACTGCCGCAGGCGCCAAGCGCGCCGGACTCTTTGGTTAAAGGAAACACATCATGCCTCTTTTTGGTCGCAAAACCGCCGCTCCTGCTCCAATGCCCGCGCCGCCTCCCCCGGCGCCTGTTGCGCAGCCGGCGATGCCCAACCCGTATCTCAGGAACCTGCCCCAGCCGACTCAGGTGGCGCAGCCAGCGGGCCTTGATCAGCAGCGGGTGCAACAGGCGCAGCCAATGGGTCTTCAACAGCGACTGATGCAACAAGCGCAGCCCAATCTGTCTGGCGCGATCGGGCAGTTGAAGGCCGGGGACAACGTGGCCGCCCAAAATACGATGCGCCAGATCGTGGGCCTGCCACCCCTGCCAGCAGCGCCGCAGATGGCCAATCCGACCTTGGCCGACGCGATCGCGCTTGGCAAGACTGGCGACCAGGCCGGCATGCAGCGGATGATGCAGCAGATCGTTGGCCTGCCGCCTTCTGGTGCGCCGCAGCAGCCTGGAATGCAGCAAACTGTTGGCCCAGGGCTCACTCCCCAAGGCAATCTGTTCAATCCGGCGCAGCCGCAACCGGGTTTTTTAGGAGGCATACAGCCCGGACAAATGGCGCCTTTGGGGGGCATGCCTGCTGGTCAGCAATTCGCAGGGAACCCGATGGAGATGCAGCAGGCAGCGCAACAGTATGCACAGATGCTGATGCAACAGCGCCAATTTCCGCAGCCTGGTCAGATGGGGCCGCAGCAGCCTGGGCTGACCCCAATGCCATTTCCCCAGCCTGGGCTGACCCCAATGCCATTTCCCCAGCCTGGGATGCAGCCGCAACAGCCTAACTCCCTGGGCCAGCAGTTTGGGCAGGCACAGAATCCCTTTGCAAGGCCCATGCAGCCAGGGATCAGAAGTCAGATGAGTCAGCCCGCGTTTGCCGGGCCAACTGGGACGCAGCCGCAACAACCCGGACTTATGCAGCAACAACCCGGACTTATGCAGCAACAACCTTTTGGGCAAGCTGGGGCGCAGCCGCAACAACCCGGAATGCAGCAAAATAGCCCGATGCAAAAAGCAGGCGGGTCGACCGGTCGTACGGGCCTTTTTTAAGAGGTGGCTATGAAAGACAAAATGATGGACGACGACATCGAAAACGTCGGGATCATGCAGGGGTTCATGGACTCCATGGCTGATGAAGGCGACGACGAGGGCGATGACGACGAGGAAATGATGATGGAGCGTCGGCCCGACTCTCCAGAAATCCTCATGAACAACCTGCGCGGTGACATGCGCTCGGTTGAAGCGCGCCGCGACGAGCTTGCCGACCTGGTGGGCTACAAGGCCGCCACTGAGACGCCAGACTCTGTCCTTGCAATGCTGCAACCGGTCCTGGCACAGCAGGGCGGTGGCGGCATTGGCGCGCTGCCCCAATCAGGGCCTATGGCCCAAGGGCCACAGCCCCCGATGATGGGCGCGGCACCCGGTGCTGCGCCTGGTGGCGCCCCTGGCGGTCCGCCGCCCGGTATGCCTCCAATGCCCCCTGACGCTGGTGCCGGCGCTCCTCCGCCTCCTGGCGATGGCGGCATTGCAGCGCTGATGGCAGGTATGGGCGGTGGCGCTCCTGGCGGTCCGCCGCCCGGTATGCCCCCTGGAGACATGCCTCCTATTGCCATGGCTCGTGGCGGGTACGTCCAACATTTTCAAACAGGGTCCGATGAAAGCGGCGTGACCCCTGCTGCAGACCAACCCGCTTCTGACCTCTTGCAGTACCCAAAATCCCTGGTAGATGCTGCCCGGGCGGCCTCGTCCGGGTTGATCAGCCAGCAGCCGACACCGGTTCCTTCGCTTGAAAAGGCGATGAAGACGCGGTTGCCCGAGTACCAGAAACTTCTTGGCGCTGACAAGGGCATGGCAGAGGCGCAGATGCTGTTTGACCTGGGCCAGCGTGCCTTTGGCTTTGCAGCGAACACAGACGACAGCGGACGGCCCCTGCGCGGCAGCTTCATGTCACGTCTTGCGGGAGCGACTAAAACACTTCCCACCGCAATTGGCAAGCGCATTGACGAGATCAACAAGATCGATCGTCAGATCAAAACCCTAGCTCTTCAGCAGGGAGAGAAGGACGTTGACCAGGTCGTTGCGCAAAACACAGAGCTGCAAAAGCGCAAACAAACACTGCTTGCGGAGGTGCTGCGCGCACAAGCTCGTGTGGACGCCAAGGCCGCTGGGGCCAAGGATATTGGCCCGCTTGGCAGAGGCAGTAAAGGTGACATTCTGAACACCTTCATCCAATTTGCCCCGCTGTATAAGGCAGGATCGTTGCTGCCTGAGCAAGAGAGGACCTTCCTGACGGCTGTTGAGGATTACACGCAAGAGCAGCGGATTCCATTCACCGATACTGAAACAGGCATCGCGAAAATCATCACCTATCGGAACTCACTGCCTGATTACGTGAGGGAGGCCTTGAATGCCCGCCGCCCGGGCAGCGCCCCCGCTACAAGCTCCACGGCCCCCGTGCCAGGCGGCGCAGGTGTTCCTGCCGGTGCCGGCGCAGGCCGTCCTGCTCGCCCCACAGCGCCCCCGCTCGTAGGCCTGAGTCCTGACAACACCCCTGCGGACGTGTTTCAGGTCGCATCTGCCGCGCCCAAGTCCACCTTCTTTGACCTGGCGGCTACGGGTACTGGCGTTGTTCCTGTTCTGGTGGCAGGCGTTGCTCGCAACGTGCCGTTGGACGCTGCCGGCAAGATTGCTCCGGACTTCCAGCAGAGCACGACGATGCTGCAAAGCATGACCAACCGTATCGTCAACGTGCTTCAAGAAAATCCGAGGTTCCCTGAAGGGGAGCGCAAGCAGATTCTGAGCGAGCTTGGAACTGCTCCTCGCGTGCTCTCCAACAGGAACGGGTACATAAACACGATCATCGCCCTGGACAATGTGATGGAGGACCTTCAAAAGAAGGCCAACAACATCATCAACAACGAAAAAACCGGTGTTCAAACTCGAAAAGAGCAGCAGAGAAAGCTGGAAGACATCTCTTCCATCCGTGAGCTTTTTGGCATTCAGCAGCGCACGATCACCGACCCGGAAGCGTGGAAGAAGCTGCCTCCTGGCGAGTACATTGTGATTGACCCGCAGACCGGGTTCAAGAGACTGCAGCCGAAGTATGCCAACTCCCCTGCGAGGTGATCTGATGGCGACAAAACCAATGACCGTCGACGACCTGTTTCCTTCGGGGACGCCTCCTGAGGCGGCGCCCACCGCGCAAGAAATTGATGCCGCGAGCAGGCCGGCGTTCTACCCTCGCGCGGGCAGCGGCCCAGCGGCGCCTACCAGCCCGACCGTCGACGACCTGTTTCCGACAGGTAGCACCCCTGAGCCCGGGCTTGCAGACATGGCCGGGTCGGCCGCCAAGGGGGCCGTTGCCGGCGCGCTTCGCGACGCCCCCGTCGTGGCAGGCGCCATGGCGGGCTTTAAGGCAGGCATGCCCCTGGCCCTCAAAACAGCCCCCGCGCTTGGGCCTGTTGCCGGCGCCATCCCACTTGTCACCACCCTTGGCGGTGCCTTCATGGGTTACCAGGCCGGGCAGCTCGCAGAGAGCGTAATCCCCGGGGAGACCGACCCGCGGCTCGTGCCTTACCGGGAGGGCGGAAAGACGTTTGGCTCGTCCATTGCCACCGCCCCAGCAGCATTCTTCCTGCCTGTGGCAGGGCCGACCTCTGGGCGCATTGCCACGTTCATTTCAGGCATGGGCGAGACGGCTCGCCGCAACCCAAAGGTGTTCATGGGGACCGAGGCCCTCGGCGCGGGGGCCATGGGCGTGGCAGGCGGTACGGCAGAGGCTTTCCGCCCTGGCCAAGAGGGTGTCCGCCTTGCTTCGGAGCTGGGGGTCGGCGTAGCTGCAAATTTGGGGGCCACCAAGCTCCTGTTGAGCGGTGTTGACCTTACCAAAAGGGCTCTGGCCACTGCCAGGAGCGGCTTTTCCAATCGCACCACCAAGCTGGAGCGTGACGCTACCAACCTGCTGTTTGACGCACTGGAAAAGGCTGGCGAGGACCCCGACGCCATAATCAAGGCGCTGCGCACGCAGTTGCCGAGCTCCGTGCCGACGCCCACTGCCGGCCAGAAGACCGGAAGCCAGGCGCTGATGAACCTGGAGGCCTCGCTCGGCAATCATCGCGCGCAGTTTGGCGGGGAGACCACTGAGCAGGGCAAGAAGGCGTCGCTGGCATACCAGGCGTTGATTCAAAAACTCCAGGACAGCGGTTCTCCGGCGGCATTGCGGGCAGTTGCTGAACTTCAGCAGACGCGCTTTGACAACATGCTTGTGACGCGCCTGGACTTGGCCAACAAGCGCGCTGCCGATGCGATCGCTCGCATCAGCAAGGACACCCCCGAGGCCCGCAAACAGATCGGGCAACTCGTTAAAACTGAGACCGAGCTGGCGCTGCGTGAAGCACGGGACGTTGAGTCTCAGCTTTGGACGGCTACCCTGGAAGAGATGACCCGGGCCACGAAGCAGTCCTTTGACCGGACGGTGGTCGTTGGAATCAACCCGATCAATGGCAGGGAGATTACACGGTCCGTCCCCTCGACAAGGGTAGTAGCTCCGTCGCTGACTCCATCCAACACCGTTGACACCTTCCTTGAGCGCGCCTCTTCAATGGGGCCCGCGCTGTTTGACAACATCCCGCCCCAGGTCCGAAACATCATGGACTCGTTTGGTGTGGATGAAGCCGCCGTGGACCGGTTCCGCAACGGCAAGTTGACCGAGGCCTATTTGGACACTGGAAAGGTGCCCGGAAACGCGCTTCCAAAGGTCAAGGACCAGCCTATCCAGGACCTGGTGAACTACCGTTCGACGCTCCTCGGGATGGCCCGTGACGCGGCAGGCGCGGGCAAGTCTGCCGAGGCCAATTTCTACAGTTCCATGGCAGATGCCATGCTTCAGGACCTGGACAAGATTCAGGACCCGATGTTCGCCCAGGCCCGGCAGTTTTCGAAGTCGCTCAACGATGTCTTCACCCGGACCTACGCGAACACGATAACCGGGGTGACCAAGACAGGCAGGGACCGCGTTCCGCCAGAGACCTTGGTGGCGACGGCGTTCGGGGGAGGCGCAGACCAGACGGCACTGCGCATGCAGGAAATTGAGGACGCAGTTTCCTTTATCCGCACGCAGTATCGAAACATCGTCAAAGAGTTTGGCAAAGACAGCCCTCAGGCCGTTCAGCTCAGACCCCTGGCACAGGCCGCAACCACCAACGTGAACTCGGTCAGGGACGCACACGCGAGAGTGTTGCGGCTGGCTGCTGCCGATGCAATCAAGGTGGTCCGTGACCCCAAAACGGGCAACTACGTCCAGCAGTTGAACTACGACGCGCTGACCAAGTTTGCTCAAAAGAACTATGCCCTGCTGGAGAAGATGGGCCTTACAAACGACCTCAGGGACGCGGCCCACGCCTCAAACCTGTTGACGCAGGTGGCCAACGAAAACAGCGCGCTGTCCAAGGCCGTGCAGAACCAGTCTGCCTTTGCACAACTGCTCACGGCTCAAGAACCTACGAAGGTGATCACAGAGGCGCTTAACGGCCGCTTCCCTGTCAAGAGCATCAACGGTTTCGTGGACCTGGCCAAGAAGGGTGCCAAGGATGCTTCTGGCCGGGTGATTGTTTCTCCGTCGGACGCTCTGGACGGTCTCAAGTCCACTCTGTACGACTACGCCTACACAAAGGCAAACGGCTTCAAAGGGACGTTCAGTCCCGACGCCTATTTCTCCGCTTTGTTTGAGCCCATGGGGCGCAACCAGCCTTCGCTGGTCAACATCATGCGCAGCAACGGCATGATGTCGTTGCAGGAGATGGCCAACATCAAGAAGCTGTTAACACCGATGATTCGTATCGAGACAGCCCTCAAGAACAACATCCCCTATGAGGATGTCATTCAAGGCGCAGACGCCGTGACTGAACTGGGTCTGAGGGTGGTCGGTTCAAAGATCGGCACGTCCGCTTCCGCGGCCGTAGGGGGCAGTGGACAGGGGCTGATCGCGGCTGCGGCGGGCTCCAGGGCTATCCGGCAGATTTTCGACTCGTTGCCCAACGCCACGGTGCGTGCCATCTTGGAGAACGCTGTCAAAGACCCCCAGGCCATGGCCATTCTGCTGCAAAAAGGCCGCACGGAGCGGGAGAAAACCGACATTGCCAACGCCTTCATAAATTTCCTGGGCTCTCTCGGCGTGTCGGTGGGAAAGGGCGCTGTGACGCCGGCCCTGAACTACATCGAGACAGACGAGCCGCGGCCCCCGATGCCTGCCGCACCCCCAGCGCGCGAGCAACTGCGACGTCTGCCACCGGCCCCTGGCACTCGCGGGGTTCCAAACCTTGGCAAACAGTCCAGCGCGGCCCCTGCGGGCGGTGGCGGCGCGCCGGCAACCGATTCGCGGGCCATGTTCCAGCAACTCTTCCCGTTTGACAGCATCAGCGCGATGGCCGCTCAACCGCAGCAGCCGGGGATGCCGCCTGCCGCCTAACATGGAACTGCCGAAGTTCACCCCTGTCATTCAGTTCGTCACCGCCAGCTTCGCGCTGGTGGTGGGTGGCCACACGGTAGGCGATAAGTTCGGCTGGTTTCAGAAGGAAATCCTGGAGTGGGCCCCCGAGCACTTTCGGATAGCAGATGCCAAGATAGGCCAGCCCATCGTAGTCACCGCTGCACGAATCAAAAAGCGCGATGACTGTGCTGTTGAATCTTTCGTCCCCGCAGTGCGTGATGCTGCGGGATTGGTGCATGAGGCCACACCTTCTATGGCCAAGTTCACGGGCCCTGCTGGCCCTGAGGTAGAGACCTTTGGCTACCAGTTGAAGGTGTCGCAAACCGAACCCATCACGCCAGGCCGCGCAACCCTATTGGCGACCATCCGATACAAGTGCCCTGAGGGTGAGCGCACGGTTACCTATCCACGGCACAAGAACCTCACTTTTGAGCTTCAAACCGCTGCACCCGCTCCATCCACCCGACCTTGAATTCTTTGAACTCTCGGCCCGTGGTGGTGAATTCCTGCACCGTGCCGTCCTGCACGGCCACAAGCACGGCGCCAAAGTCGATGTTGGTGCCGTGCGTTTCGTCGTGAGCAATGGCGTAGGCCGCAAGCTGGTGGAAGTAGTCGGTGATGTACTCGTAGCGCTTGGGCTTGACTGACTGCTTGAAATCGACAATGGCCAGGTGCCCGCGGTACTCGGCCACCAGGTCAGTCGTGCCAGCGTAGCGGTCCCCGTACGCCAGGTTTATCTCCGAGCCGTAGACCGTGGTGATCTCCTTGAAGTAGGTGTAGGCCAGCTTCAGCGCCATCATGTGCCCACGCATGGCCAGCCAGTCCGTGCCGAATCGCATGGGCTTGTTTTCAAGGATGTGCTCCAGCGTGGTGTGCATGTTCGTGCCCACGTAGGCAGCCTCGTTCCTGATCCGATCGGCCTCCTCCTGGCCAACACGCGCGACCCACGCATCAAGGGCCTTCTTGTCCTTGGTCTTGTCCAAGATGGTGGTGACCGAGGGGACGTGTCCAAAATTTTCCGTTTTGTATGCACGTCCCGCCAACGTGTCTACTCTTTCGAGTTTTTTATAGTTGAAGCGGTCCGACCAGGGAATCAGATAAGCCATTGTTTGAGGTCCTCCCCCAGCACCTGGGTTGCAATGTCAATCTTGTCGCGCAGGGCCTTGACGATCTTCTCGTCTACCGTGCCTGGCGCGATCAGGTCGATGTAGGTCACGTTCTTGGTCTGGCCGATACGGTGGGCTCGGTCCTCGGACTGCAGGCGCTTTTCCAGATCAAAGCTGTTGCTGTAATAGACCATGGTGCTGGCCGCGGTCAGCGTCAGGCCGTAGCCGCCGGTGCTGGGGTTGCCCACGAAAAAGCGCAGCTCGCTGTCGGGCTTTTGGAACTCCTCCAACACCCGCTTGCGCTCGTCGCCGTCCGTGTCGCCGTAGTAAGTGCCGACGGCGTTCATGCCATACTCTTTGGACAGCGCCAGCTTGATGGCCTCGATGTCATGACGGTAGTTGGCCCAGATGATGATCTTGCCGTCCGTCTCCTCGACCACCGACAGCAGCTCTTTGATGCGGTTGTTGGGCAGCTCCATCACCGTGCCGTCGTCCATCTTCACGTGGCCGCAGACGATCTGGTGCATCCGCATGATCTGCGTGAGCGCGTTGACCGTGCTCACCAGGCCGCCTTGAATCTGCGCCAGGGCCAGCGTCTTCATCTCGTTGTAGGCCTTGGCCTGTTCGTCGGTCAGGTCCACCTCGCGTTTGACGTAGAGCTTGTCAGGCAGGTCCAGGCACTCCTCCTTCTTCACGCGAAACGCGAAGCGGTCGAGCTTTTCCTTGAGCTCGTCCAAGCGCCTGTAGCCGACCACCTGCTTGAAGCTGTGGGTGTTGAGCTGGCGCTCCACCATCACAGCGTAGCGGGCCTGGAAGACGTAGAAACTGCTCACGTTTAGGCAGCCGTCGGACAGGAAGGCGCACTGCTGGTACAGGTCCATCGGTGACTTGGTGACCGGGGAGCCCGTCATAATGCGCCTGAACCGCGCACCACGGCCCACCTTCTCGGTGTTCTTGCTGCGGGTCGACGTGTGCGTCTTGATGGTGGTGCTCTCGTCGATCGCCATCATGGCGTTGTGCACCAGCAAGAACCGCTTGGCATACGCAGTGCCCTTGGCCGTGCTGAACGCCTCGATGTTCATCACCAGGATTTTGAGGTCCTCTGTGACGGTGAACAGCTCGTCCATCGCGCGCTGCTCCGCCTTGCGGGGGCTCGCTGACCAGATGGCCATGCGATAGACGATGTGCTCGGGTAAATGCTTAGGGATTTCGGTATCGTACCAGTTGCGGTACACGCCCTTGGGCGCTACGATCAGCAGCCCATTGATCTTGCCCTTGTCGTAGAGCATGGCTGCGTTGTTGATCAGCATGAAGCTCTTGCCAGTGCCCATGTCGGCAAAGAGAGCTGCTACTGGGTCTTCCCAGAAGCGCTGAAGATAAGCCTGCTGATGCAAAAAAGGCTTGTTCTTAAAGGGGTAGGTTGATAGGAATTGGTCCATGATGTCTCGCTTTCTGGCAGGGGGTTGCAATGCCCTGAAAAGATAGTGTACACTGGTCGCTCGAATTCAGAAAGGAGAAATTCACGTGCCCAAGGTTTATGTCGTCTCTGAGACGTCTCAGCACAACATCGCAAGCGCTCTGGACTACGGCCAGATAGAAACAATTCTGCCGCCCAATGCTCAGATCGCTTTCTCCGTTGTGCCTACGGTACGCCGTATCCAGCGCAAGCTGGAAAAATTTACCGACGAGGACTTCCTGCTCCTCATTGGTGACCCATCTGCAATAGGTATCACCTGTGCAGTAGCAGCCGCGAAGAACAACGGCCGCTTCAAGTGCCTCAAGTGGGACAAGCGTGAGAGACGCTACATTCCACTGGAGGTTGATCTTTTCAAGAAAGGAGAAATCGATGAGTCTTACGACTTTATTTGAAGATGACGCAAGCGCCTTGAAGGTAGCTGACGATCAGGTGTCAGGGATCGCGAACCTTGCCAAGCGGGCCAAGCTGCTTGAGAAGGAACTGGCGGACCTTGAGAAGACTGTGGCCGATAAATCGGACCAGTACCGCAAGCTGACCGAGCAGACCATCCCTGAGGCCATGGCCGAGTCCGGCATGAAGAAGTTCGTCATGGAAGACGGCTCGATGATTGACATCAAGCCGTTCTACGGTGCGAGCATCCCCAAAGCACGTCAAGCTGAAGCGTACAAGTGGCTGCGCGACAACGGCTTTGACGACATCATCAAGAACACTGTGAGCGTACGCTTCGGCCGCAACGAGGACGAGCTGTGCACACGACTACTCCAGATTCTGGGCGAGCAAGGCTACCCTGCCGAGCAGACCGAGAAGATAGAGCCCCAGACCCTCAAGGCCTGGGTGAAGGAGCGTATCGAGAAGGGTCAAACCGTCGATACCGAACTTTTTGGCGTATTCATTGGCCAAAAAGCAATCATCAAAACCAAGTAATCAAGGAACCAGAAAATGGCCAAGAACGAGATCGCGGAACAAAAGACCAGCACCGCACTGGCAATCATGAGCGACCTGGAGCAGGACGCAAACGCCGGCTTTGACGGCATGACGCAGGAGGACTATGCACTGCCCTTCCTGCGGCTGCTGACGAGCACGAGCCCCGAAGTGGGCGAGGTGGACGGCGCGCTGCCAGGCATGATCCTGAACTCCGTCACGGGCGAGCTGCATGACGGCAAGAAGGGCGTGACTGTTGTGCCTTGCGCCTACGTGCGCCAGTACATCGAGTGGGCCCCTCGCGGCCAGGGCAGTGGCGCTCCGGTGCATATCTACCCTGCAACCAGTGACATCCTGTCGCAGACCCACAAGGAGCCTGGCGACAACAAGGACTATCTGGACAATGGCAACTACATCGAGAACACTGCCAACTACTATGTGATGCTCATCAGTGCCGATGGCATCCCTGAGCCGGCGCTGATTACCATGAAGTCCACGCAGCTTAAGAAGAGCCGCAAGTGGAACTCCATGATGCAGTCGGTGAAGATGTCGGGCAAGAACGGCCTGTTCACGCCCCCGATGTACAGTCAGATGTACCTGCTGACCACCGTGGCCGAGTCCAACGACAAAGGCAAGTGGTTTGGCTGGGAGATTCAGCGCATTGGTGATGTCGCAAGCGCGGACATCTACAACGCTGCCAAGTCATTCGCGCAGTCGGTCGGTGCGGGTGATGTCAAAGTGAAGCACGAGAGCGAGACAGGGGCCACGGCCAACGGTCCAGCTCCGTTCTGATTTTCGGGGCCGAAAGCGGACGCGGCGAGTAGGCCCCATTTCACGAGAAAGAAGAAATGACCGACATCACCAGGTTCAAGGCGATCTTTTCTGGCCTGGACATCGCCTATGGAACATACAAAATCGAATCCTCACGAGGGGACGGCAAGCAGGCAGGCAAGGCCGTCGTGGTGCGCAAGCCACCGACTGACGACCTCTGGGTCAAACACCTGGAAGGCGTTGAGCCGAGTCTGGGAATTATCCCGATCAGGGCGGATAACACCTGTGTCTGGGGCTGTATTGACATTGACCAGTATCCACTGGATCACACCGGGCTGATCAAGAAGGTGCGCAGCCTAGAGCTGCCGATGGTCGTCTGTCGCAGCAAGTCAGGTGGCGCGCACGTCTTCCTGTTCGTCAAAGAACCCATCCCCGCTGCTGAGATGCAGCGCTTTCTCAAGGCCGGTGCAGCCCTTTTGGGCGAGGCCGGCCGAGAGATTTTCCCCAAGCAATCTGAAATCCTGGTTGACCGCGGCGACACGGGCAACTTCCTGAACCTGCCTTACTTCGGCGGGGATCAGACCATGCGCTACGCCATCAAAGATGACGGCAGCGCCGCTACTCTGGAAGAGTTTTATGGCCTGTACGACCAGTGGGTGCAGCCCACAGAGCTCAAGTTTCCAGAGGAGCCAAAGCAGCCCGATCACCCCATCAAGGACGGGCCGCCATGCCTACAGGCGCTATGCTCCCAAGGCGTACCAGAGGGCACCCGTAACAACGCCCTCTTCAACATCGGCATCTACCTGAAGAAGGTGCACCCAGTTAATTGGGACAACGCCCTTTCAGAGCACAACTTCAAGTACGTGGCGCCCCCGCTGCCCAACAACGAGCTGCAGGTCATCATCAAGCAGCTCCACAAGAAGGACTACCGCTACAAGTGCAAGGACGCCCCGCTCAACAGCTTTTGCAACAGTGGTCTGTGCAGGACACGCAAGCATGGGATCGGGGCCCACGGGCCAGATGCCCCGCAGATGTCCTCCCTCTCCAAGTACAACAGCGAGCCTCCCCTGTGGTTCCTCGACATCAACGGCAAGCGCATCGAGCTGGACACCGAGAGCCTGTTTGCCCAGGCCGCATTCCAGAAGGCCTGCGTCGAGAAGATCAACCTGCTGCCGCCCACACTGCGCAAGCAGGACTGGGAGCAACTGCTCAATGCCCTGCTCAAAGAGATGGTCGAGACAGAGCAGATCACCGAGGCCAGCGAAGACACCAGCATCACCGGCCGCTTCAACGACCTGCTTGAAGAGTTCTGCACCCACTTGCAGCAAGCGATGGACCGTGACGAAATCCTTATGGGCCGCCCATGGACGGATGACGAAGAGGCCAAGACCTACTTCCGCATGAAGGACCTGGAAGCGCACCTGACGCGCAACAACTTCAAGGGCATGACGGCGCCCAAGATGGCGCAGCGCCTGCGGGACCTGGGCGGCGAGCCCATCAGCCTCTTCCTCAAGAACCGCGCAGCGCGGTGCTGGCGCATCCCTCGCTTTAACCGCCAGGACGCCCCGTTTGACACGCCCGAACAGCGCACCTCAAGGAGCCCATTCTGATGCTGAAAATTGACGGACACGACAACGCCATCATCGGACCCGCAATGGTCTGGCGTGAGAACGGGCAGCACGAGGTGCTGGTCTATGACGCAGAAAAGATTCGCGAGAACCTGGTCAAGCAGGGCCTGTCAACGGACGAGGCGCGCGAGCACATCGAGTTCAACATCGAAGGCGCCTACGTGGGCCAGCACACGCCAGTGCTGGTGTGGACAAACGACATGTGGTGGGAGGACCAATGAGCATCACCAAAGTCTTCGGCCCACCAGGCTCTGGCAAGACCACCTTCCTGCTCAGTGTCGTCGAGATCGAGCTTGACAAGCAGGTGCACCCCACGCAGATCGGCTACTTCGCCTTCACCAAGAAGGCGGCCACCGAAGCGCGCGATAGGGCCATCCAGAAGTTCCCGCATCTGAGCCCTGACACAGACTTCCCCTGGTTCCGTACGCTGCATAGCCTGGCATACCGGTGCCTGGGCATCAGCACCAAGGACATGATGTCGCCGGAGCACTACCGCGAGTTTGCTTTGGAAGCCGGCATTGAGTTGGCCGTGGAAAGCGGCGACGAGGAGTTTGCCGTCAAGGCGGACAACCCCATCCTCAACGAGATCAACATCGCACGGATCAAGGGCCTGGACCTGCGCACGCACTACAACCTGTCGAGGATGGAGATCGAGTGGTTCCACTTTGAGTACGTCGAGCGCGCCTACCGCCACTACAAGACATCGCGCAACCTGCTGGACTTTACCGACCTTCTGGAGCAGGTGCTGCTGGAGCCCGAGCGGCTGCCGAAGTTGGAGGCGCTGATCATTGACGAGGCACAGGACCTTTCACGTTTGCAATGGAGGCTGGTCGAGCAGTTGGCACTGCGCGCCCAGCGCTGCTTTTTGGCAGGCGACGACGACCAGGCCGTCTACACCTGGGCCGGAGCCGACGTCAAGAGCTTCCTGAACTTTGAGGGGGAGATCAAGGTGCTGGACCAATCCTACCGGGTGCCGTCCAAAATCCACGCCCTGGCCAATCGAGTGGTCATGCGCATCAAGCAGCGCCAGCCCAAGGTCTGGAAGGCCCGCGAAGAGGTCGGCAGCATCAGCTACTACAACGACTTCCAGCAGGTCGACATCAGTCAGGGCAACTGGCTCATCCTGGCCGCCGCCAACTACATGCTCACGGACATGCACGACTGGATCAAGAGCCAGGGCTTGCTGTTTGAGCGGCATGGCCAACGCAGCGTCAGCGAAGCGGTGCTGACCGCGGTGCTGGGCTGGGAGAAGCTGCGCAAGGGCGGAGAAGTGCCCTACCCGGTGGTCAAGACCATCTACAAGTACCTGGACAGCAGCTACATCAAGCATGGGCACAAGATGCTGCGCACGGCCGACACGACCGTCAGCTACACCCTGGCCCTGTTGAAAGAAAAGCACGGGCTCCTTTCAGAGGAAATCTGGCACAAGGCGCTGACCAAGATCAGTGAGGAGCGCCGGGACTACTTGATCTCGCTCTTGCGCCGCAACACACGGCTCACGGGCCACGTGCCCATCAAGCTGTCCACCATCCACGGCGCCAAGGGCGGAGAGGCCGACAACGTGCTGCTGCTATCGGACCTGTCCACCAAGTTCGCCAAAGAGTACGACAAGAACGCAGATGACATCAACCGCCTGCTCTACGTGGGGATCACCCGCGCCAAACAAACGCTGCACATTGTGCTGCCCAAGAACGAACAGAAAGGCTTCAGGCTATGAAGAAGCGAGACACCAGCACCATGTCCATGTTCCCCCGGATTTCCGAGTGGGTTCCTCCACAGTCTTTCCCCAACTTATCCACAGCCACGGAGATTGCAATTGACCTTGAAACATGTGATCCGAACATGGAGTCGATGGGCCCCGGGTGGCCTCGCGCTGACGGCTACATCGTGGGCTATGCTGTGGCTGTGGACGGGTGGGCCGGTTACTTCCCTGTTGCCCATGGCGGTGGCGGTAACCTTGATCGCCGTATTGTTGAACGCTGGGTACGAGATGTTCTTGCGACGCCGGCTGACAAGATCATGCACAACGCCGCCTACGACCTCGGCTGGCTGCGAGCCTCCGGCTTCGAAGTAAACGGCACCATCTACGACACCATGCTGGCAGCGCCGCTGCTGGACGAGAACCGCTTCAGTTACGCGCTCAACAGCCTGGGCTTTGACTACCTCAAGGAGATCAAGAGCGAGCAGGGCCTGAAGGAGGCCGCGCAGGACTTTGGCGTGCATGCCAAGAAGGAGCTGTGGAAGCTGCCGGCCATGCACGTGGGCGAGTACGCGGAGCAGGACGCGGCGCTCACGCTCAAGCTCTGGCACCACTTCAAGGCCTTGATCAAAAAGGACGAAGTGGAGTCCATCTTCAACCTGGAGACCGAGGTGCTGCCGGTGCTGGTGGACACCACGCTCAAGGGCGTGCGCTTTGACCGCGTGCGCTGCGAGCACGAGATGACGGTGATGCGCTCCAAGGAGTTTGAAATCCTCAACTACCTCAAGGAGCAGGCCGGCATGAAGGTGGACATCTGGGCGGCGCAGTCCATTGCGGCTGCCTTTGACCGCCTGGGGGTCCAATACCCACGAACCGCGGCCGGCGCGCCGAGCTTCACCAAGAGCTTCCTGGACACCCACGAGCATCCCTTGGCCAAGATGATCTTGGAGGCCCGTGAGCTAAACAAGACGCACGGCACGTTCCTGGAGCCATACCTGCGCCACAGCGCCAAGGACGGGCGCATTCACACCCATTTCAACCAGATGCGCAACGACGATGGCGGCACGGTCACCGGGCGCCTGTCAGCGAGCAACCCGAACCTCCAGCAGGTGCCCGCGCGTCACGAATTGATCGGCCCGCTGGTCAGGGGCTTATTCCTGCCGGAGGAGGGCGACCTTTGGGCGGCAAACGACTTTTCCTCGCAGGAACCGCGCTTGCTGGTGCACTATGCCACACTCTTGGACCTGCCGGGGGCTGAGAAGATGGCCAATGCGTACCGTGAAAACCCCGACACGGACTTCCACCAGATGGTCGCCGACCTGGCCGGCATTAAGCGCAAGGCTGCCAAGACAATCGGCCTGGGTTTGATGTACGGCATGGGCAAGAACAAGCTGGCCGGCAGCCTGGAGTTGCCTCTGGACGAGGCCAGCGAGCTGATCGCCACCTTCCACAGCAAGGTCCCCTTCCTTAAGGGCACTGTGGACGCGGTGATGAAGCGCATCGAGCATCCGGCCTCTGGCGGCTCCATCCGCACGCTGCTGGGCAGACGCTGCCGCTTCCCGCTGTGGGAGCCGGTGGAGTGGGGTGTGAACAAGGCGCTGCCGCGCGAGCAGGCAGTCATTGAATACGGCTCACGGATCAAGCGGGCGGGCACCTACAAGGGCCTGAACCGGCTTATCCAGGGGTCGGCCGCGGACCAGACCAAGGCGGGCATGGTGGCGCTGCACAAGGCGGGCTTTAAGCTGCTGTTGCAAGTGCATGACGAAATCGCACTGTCGGTCAAGGACAAGGCCGAGGCACGCGAAGCCGCGGACATCATGGCCAACGCCGTGCGTCTGGAAGTTCCATCTCGCGTCGACGTTGAGGTTGGCACGAGCTGGGGCACCGCTGCATAATCAA